ATGCCTACCATATTTTTGAGTCATAACTATCAAGACAAGCCGGTTGTAGAGCCAGTTGCTGCGGAGCTACGGAGAATCTACGGTCAGGATTCAGTTTTCTATGACGACTGGTCTATTCAGCCTGGCGACAGCATCATCGGTAAGATGAATGAAGGCCTTGCAGCGCCGGACTTCTTCTTTTTCTTTGTCACTGAAAACAGCTTGAAAAGCGGCATGGTCGAGATGGAGTGGCAGAGCGCTCTATATCAAGCTGCCAAGGGAAAAATCACTTTTGTGCCGGTGCGTGTTGACGGGGCACCAATGCCAGCAATCGCAGTACATAGACTATTCATCGATATGTACACGAACGGCATTGAGTCAACCATTCAGCAGATCAAAGACCGGATCGCAGGCAAGACAGATTTCACACCGAAGCACTCGGATTTTTCAAATCTGACATACACGGTTGCGGGCGACCCGAGCAAAGAACTCAAGGTCACAGTAAAAGCGGCCCTGCTGCAGGAGTCCAACCCTAAATTCATGTTCTTGGTCAAAAACGAGATGGATGACGTCTTCGTTTGGATTGAAGGTGCTGCCGGGATTCACTCTGGCCCACACCAGAATGTGGATATTGAGGGCATCGGCAAAGCTGCAGGATTGATAGCCGCACCATTCACTGGGACTATTCGTCCAAATTTCCCTATCACATTCACCATCAAACCGAAGCCAGGATGCCCGCCTGTGGAGCTGCTGGATGTCCTTCACGAGACTAAGGCTGCTTTCTTCTCGCCGATCCCCCGCACCACCCTGCAGTAAACAAAAATCCCCGCGCTGCGGGGATTCTAATTAATTTTCCTCAGCGCAAATCAATCTGTCGCAGCCCTGGTTATGCGAACGATGATTGGGTCTGAGCCCACCCCGGCGCTGTACGTGCTAACCCTAAACTCCAGCTCCCCCCGCAACACCCCACCATTGCTGCTCGCTTCCCCTTCAAAACTCCAGGCATTCCCGGTCAGGTTATCCGACTGCTCAACCTTCACCCCTCCGGAATACACAGCAATCGACACGCTGCCAGCAAAGACTTGGTCACGATCGTCGGTATAGAAAGCCACCTCCTGCTCCCCCCCCGACCGGTACCGCCAGGTCACCTCTGCAAACCCAGAAATCTCCCCACCCGCAACCCCATTAACCAACACCCTCGCAGGCGGGAAAACCAGGTCATTGACGGCTTTGACGACAAAGCTTCTTTCGACTGCTTCGGGCTCGGTCTGGCGACGGGTTTGAGTCTTGACCAGGGTTTTGAGGTACACCGCTGAGCCTGGTGCGAACTGGCCTTGAGTGATGCCATAGCCCTCGCTGACTGCCCAGACTTTCGTGCCTGGTAGGTGGGCTTTGGCGGTGCTACCGAAGAGAGCCCGTCTCACGTTCTTGAGCTGCGCGGTGCTGCTCGTGAGGATCGTGAAAGTCTCGTAGCTGAGCCATTCGCCGTTCACGTACAGGATGCCCAGGGCTTCACGGTTTTCGTTCTGGCTGTAGTTGTCCAGCATGCTGATGTCGCCGCTGATGATTGGGCCTGTGGCCAGGGTTGCAGGGCTTGCCGGCAGAGCTTCGGTGAGTTGGAAAACAGGCGTGAACGGGTAGTCGCCTTGCTCGCTCCAGGACTCGATTCCCTGCCGCGTTATGAGCTTGTAGTTCTGGCCGGCAGCGGGTTGCTCAGCGAGCACCATTAGCGTTCGAGTGAGGCCTGCAGTCTCGTTGAAAATTGATGGGGCTTCGACGACCAGGATGCTTGTTGGATCGACAGGCTCGAACACTGGCTTTGTCCAAGTTCGCTCGCCGCCGTCAGCGTAGACAGTATTTTGAACACCAAAAACGTCTTGGCTGAGCGTCAGTTTTATGGAACTGTCGTTCAGGCTCCCGACGTCCACAGACATCACGCGCATGACCAAGCCTTGGACGTCTAATGGGGGCCAGTCGAGTGTTACCACGTCGAGCATTTCAATGTCGTACATGCTGCGATTGCACTCGACAATACAGCTGGCCAGTGGCACTGACAAAGGCCTAAGTTCTCGCTGCGCGACTTTGGCAGCAAGGGCCCCGGTCGAGATGCTCATGTAGTCGTAGCTGACGCCGTCGCTGTCGCCTTTGTGAATTCTGAGGCCGAGGTTTTGGGCCGTGGCCGTGCGCTCGGTGAAGCCATCCGCGATGGACATGTACTTTATTTTGACTTCGTTCACGGCAGTGTCGAGGCTGCCCCGGTTGAAGTTGCTGACGCCCTTAATGTTCGAAGCGTCAAGGGCTGGCAGCTCGGCGATAACATAGTCCTCGCGAGCCAGTTTCAGCTTGAGCTTGCCAGTGGCCGCGTCAGTGACGAGAGATCCATTAATGACTTTGAGAATGTCGTCGATGACCGCTGACGCCTGTTTTGCAGAGTCGACCGCGCCGCTGACCCCATACCCTTCGTCTTTTAGGGTTTGGGCGCATGCTTCGATCGTTGCTAAGTCGACCAGGGTGGCTGATATCGAGGCTCCAAAGCGTTTGTCAGTCAGGAGTTCATGGATGACGTAGGCCGGGTTTGCGTCATCACCGATGACTTCCAGGGTTGTGTTGCCGCCAGGTGACTTGGGGAATCTGCTGCAGACGAAGGACACCTTTGCGGGCGTTTCAGTGTTGCCGATGTAAAACTGCTCAAGGACGGCATAGCAAACGCCGCGCAAGCCAGAAACGAGGTCGACACCAACCACCCGCTGCAGGTAAGCGTTCGCCTTCTGGAGTAGCCCACCGTTGTAGAAGCTGACGGTACCCTGAACTCCGCCGCCGCTCTCTTCGCCGCCGAACAAATCAGGCTTGTTGATAGTGAAAGAACCAGAGGTCACTTGACCAGACCAGGCTTTATCGTCGTCAAACCAAACTTCACGCAGGGTAACGTCCGGGCCGTGGCAGATCCCCAACTGGACACCCATGTAATACTTGTACCCAATGGTCATCTTCTTGGAAGAGAACCCTGACTTGACCTTTTTGGTGATCTCTTTTGAACGAAGATCCCCATACCAAAGAACGTTGGCACCGCCAAGCTTTCGAGTACCGTACAGAACCTGAATCGGTCTCTCTGCCGCAGTCGGGAAAGTGAAATCTTCTAATCCAGCAGGATTGCGGTCATCTTTTACTTTGCTGCCAATAAACATCATTGCGACGGCGATAACCATCATGATTATTTGGAAAATGGCTAAGGCGCCCATTGGGTTTCTTCTTATTTTTATAGGAATGGGTTTTCATCAGGAATGGTCAGGCATCCTGAGAAGTTGTCAAAGTTGTTGAACGACTGGCAGGCCTTGGCTGATCTGTCACAGCCCTTAGCTAGTTTCACCTGGCTGCCGGCGCTTAGAGAGTCCATGCCGGAGATCATGGTGACGCTGTTCTCGGCTGGATTCACTTCCAAGATCATTCGATAGTCAGTTTCGTCAAACGAGACCAGGCCAGCTAAGTAGTAATCAGCTTCGTGATTGAGATCTGATAAGAAGATTTTGGCGCCGCCGTCTTCGACTTTCAGGACTGTCTGGGTTTCTTGGTATTGCGTGATATCAAGGGTGCAGAGGTCGTCGTAAAGGTGGTGGTTGCACTGGCTCTGATACCCAAACCTCAGGATCTGACGACGGAGCAAGGCGCTTGCTGGGTTACAGGTCAGCGTAGCGATGCTGTTGTTCCATGCGACAGCACTGACTTCGCCAGCAAAGACATTCACATACAGGCTCTTGTCGTCGCGTTGGGATCTGAAGATTTTGAGGTTTACGTGCTTGGCAGGCAGATGCGAGCGGAACAGCAAAGGGACTGGTGAATCGCCAGGCAAGTCTATTGTCAGCTGGTTTTTGTAGTCTTCTGCTGTCCGCTGGACTTTGCCACGCTTCATTGCCAAGGGTTCGTAAATAATGCCATCAGTGTGAAGATGAGCCTTGGAGCTGGAGGTGTAGGCGTAGAACTGTGAGCCGAACTCGAACAGATATAGCTCGACAGGCTTGTTAAGTGAGAGTGACCTCTCGATCGATTTCAGAGTCAACATAGATCAGCTGCTTTATTATTTTTGTTATGGAGCTGTCAGCAGGCGTATCGAAAGTGTGAGCAAACTCATCAGACTCGAAACGACCTAGAAATAGAGGCGCTATGTATTCAATGTCATCGATTTTGATGTTTTCGACTGGCTCCTGAAGCGTAACTACTTCGGTGTTGTCCTGACCTTGGATCGCACTGTCGACGTTTCGATATAGCACAGTTCCATTATACAACTTGAGTGCAATCGCCGGGGCAAAGGTGTTGGACTTCAGGAAGTTTTTGTAGTTAGCCTCGCCAATGGTGATTTCCAGGGTCGCTGCTTCGATATCTTTAGCAAGTCTCATGGAAACTAGCGCGCTCTCGATATAGAACTCGCCCTGAGCACCTCGTTCAAGCTCTGCAAAGTCATCAAAGCGCTTTCGGGAACTCTGGTCAAAGAATCTCCAACTGTACTGGAGATATTTCACTGCGCCCTGCACGCGATCGTGGATGAAGCGCCTACCGATAGCTGGGTCTAGTGTTTCCCTCAAGCGTTTGTATTGAATAGTGCAGTCTTTTGAGCGGTCGGGCCTAATGTCTAACACCCGTCGATTGTTAAACATGGTGAAGTTGTCAACTGGAGCAGGACGAAGCAGCTCGACTTCGTCGAAATCTAACGATACCCCCGTTATCTCTACATCCATGCCATGCGCAACTGATGAAACGTCTTCACCGATCCAGGCCTGGCTTACTGGAATCAGGCGAGAGCCGCTTCGATAGTTTTTCTTGACCAAATCACCAAAGACCACTTCCCTGCCAGCAACTGACGCAACCTTGCACACTTCCCACGTATCAGCGTCAGACAACATCACTCGGCAGCCTGGCACGACCCATGCGCTCAGATCGGACACAATGGCTTTGCTTTCAAACCTCGAAACAGGCTCTGCGAGCTCGGACTGAAACGGCCAGAGAGGCACCAGGTACCGGCCTGAAAAATTGCCTACAAGGTTGCTGAAGAGGTACTGATCCGCATCAGCCAGGCCAAACTGGTAAGTGGCCGACAGCCGAGGTTGGTCACGAAGGGAAATCCTCTGTTCAATGCCACTCCAGCTCTCGATCGTCTCCGTCAAGTAGGTGTGCCGAAGCTCCGGCTGCATGCTCCAGTCGATCTGAAAGTGCAGCACGATGGCTTGTGAGGCGCTCAGCTTGAAATCGTATGAGCCTGCAGATCCGAAATCGAAGGCCGCTCTGTATGACGTATCGCTGTTTGTTTGGTTAAGAGAAACCAGGTATTTCGTCGACTCAAAGGCGTTTACAGAGCCAGATTTAGTGCCAGTCAGCTCGACGCTATCCCCCCCAAACTCCGCGATGCCCTGGAGCTCAATGCTCGATCGATAGGTGTGCCAGAACGAAAACTCAAAACTCTCGTCGCCGGTAACGAGGCCTGCATCAATCACTGCCGGCGATACGAAAACATTGTCGAAAAACACGTCTCCCCACCCGCCAGCTTCGAGCCCTTGCCAGGCCATGTTCAAACCCGAATAGCCGACGTAACCATACCCACCTCGCACCATTTTTCGGGTGGCGATAGGCCGAGATCCGAGCACGAAGTCATACCCGGCGTAGCCAGGATCTTTCGCAGAGATCGACAGAAACCGTGGTGAGATCTTAGACATCGACCTTCACCGCAAAGCCCAACTGGTACAGAGGCCCAGTGCGAACAGCCGGGATCTGCTTGCCCAGGAACGGGAGAATTTTGAAGGTCTGGTCACCCACCACGTAGTCTTGCTCAGCGGCCATCAGATCGCAGCTCACGAAAAACAGATCGCTGAACTCCGAGTACGGGCACCAGGCGCCGCTGTGCCTCACATACATGTAAATCGGCATCAGTCCAGACAGCCCATTCAACCTATTCGAGCTTCTCGCCGAGCTTCCGACGCTCCCAATCTGACTCGTCGATCCTGGGCTGAAATTTGGCACTCGAACAAGGTTGGATGACGAGAACGATGGGCAGATGCCTTGGTTTGCGATGTAGCTATCGTTAGTCAGCCAGCCCGTGAAATCAGACTTCACGACTCGCACGGAGGTGGTGTCTGTCAACGTGTCAAAAGGCACAGACCACTCAGCAAATTTTGCCCCCTGCGTGCCCGCTAAGAACTGCCCACCAGTGCCACCGACATGGGTGTTGAGCAAGCCAAACAGGACGTGGGAGTACCTGCCAGTTTCGTACTCCGCAACCAGAACAACCTTGGAAGCGTCCGTGAACAAGTGATACACCCCAGAAGCCCCGGTTTGCACGTAGCGTCCGACTGACGAAAACCCTGGCTGTTCGTACCAGACGCTCGAAGCGCTGTAGCCAGTGCTGACGCGAATATCAATGCCAGTCTTCCCAAATCCAGTGGCTTTAACATCACGCGCAGGATCGTAGTCATCGAAGTTCCGGAGGCTCACATACACATCACCACGGTGCAGGTGCAGACGCTTACCAAAGGTCGTGTCAGCAGCATCCACGTAGACATGAGAATCAGCGATCCAGCCCTCGGCAACGAGCTTGTCTTTAACGAGCTGCAGTAGGTTTTCGGACGATGAGTATGAGCCGGTCTGGTATTTCATTATGCGAGCCTGAAAGCGTAGTACTGCGACCCGCGAAACACGTTGGGCACGAGCAGATATTGAATGGAATCGATGGTGATGACGGACTCAGCAGAAGCGCCCGCATTGCTGCATGCAAAGATGCCGTCGAGGTATCCCAGCCACAGACCATCATCAGTGCCTTCACCCGTCGCGGGAGAGCCTGATACAAGCATGGCGCTGTAGATTACGTGATCACCAGCAAGGGTCTTACCTAGCCCACCAACTCCGCCGTCAAAAGGCCAGGCGTACGCATAGTCCGTGCTGTAGGTTGGTTTGAAGTCCAGGGTGTCGCTCCCGCCGCTTTTTGCAACAGCTTGCCAACCGCCGCCAGGTAGGCAGACTTGACCAGGCCGAGATGTGCCTCCGTACCACGGGTACGCGCAAGCCTGTGTGGTAGTTGAAGACCAAAGCTCTGCATCACCACTTCCACCCGCAAAACACGGGAACGGATACGACTCAGTATTCGCAAACGGCAGCAGCAAGCCCAGGTAAAAACTGTGATAGGAATTGGAGATCCGGCACACCCCCGCCAGGCGCCTTTCCGACACCGACAACCAGCACTGGAAGCTTTGGTCATGCAGCGGCACCCTGGGTAGCTTGTACCCGCCGACAGGTGTCTTGATTGCACCAATCTGATCCGCAATAGCACGAGCCGGATCGAACGAACGGAACGCCTGGAGCTCGACGTTAACCCCGTCGATAAGCAGCGCCACGTACCCACCAGATGGAATTCGAAGCACCTTAAAAGAAGCAGAATCCGACTCAACAACCCACCCCTCAGCCTGTGCGTTGGCAAGGATTTTGGTCACAAAGTCGGTGTGGGATGCAGCAGTGAAAGTGTAGAGAGCCATGTTGTTTTTCTTGTTGGCTTTTTATTTATTATAGCACTTACATGCTTTTGATTTCAGAGCGATTTGCGCGAATGTGATTCATGATTACGCGCTCGCCGTCGGGGCCTTCTAGAGCTGATGCGATACTTGGGGAGTCCAGGACGTTGTTGATCGTAACCCGCTGCTGGCTACCACCCGATCCACCTTGTGAAAGGAGCTGGTCATTCCTGCGTTGCTCGGCTTTTGTCATGACCTTTTCGCCATCCTGAAGTACTGCCAGTCCCTCATCAGCGTTGAGACCAGAGGAAGCTGTCAAAGTACGGAATCGACCACCACCAGAGCCGAAGATGCCACCGTCATGGTGAACCGGCAGCTTAACCGAGCTCGCTGCGCTAGAGGCCGTCCCGACGGCTGTTGAGCCCCCACCGGTTACCATTCCCAGCATTGACTGGATGGCATACTGAACCATCAGCTGAGCGATGACCTGAAGAATCGTGCTAATCATCGCAGAGCCCATATCAGCGAAAGCCTCTCTCGCACTTTTCGACCCATTGACGATGCTAGTGAATGCGTCACCCAGGCCAGTAGACATGCTCGACTGCACATCTTTCCAAGTTTTGCTAAAGCTGAAGACCTCGGACTTAGCGGCCTCCAACGAGTCTTTCGTTCGATCAACATCGGTTTCGTTGCCCGTTGTCTCTGCAGCCTTTTGTCCACGCTCGCCCAGAGCATTCACTTGGGTCAGGTAGTCTTTCGACGAGATCTGGTTGTTTTCCAGCTTCCGTTTCAGTGCCGCGTATCGCCGGTCAATCTCATCCAACTCTGCTTTCGCTTTCTTTGCCGCGACCAGATCTGCAGCAGCCGTTGAGTCCTCACCCATGGCCTCCAAAATGCGTTTGGTGTCAGCGAAATCACGCTCGATCTCAAGCAAGTCAGCTTTGTAATCAGAGCCACGGATGCGCAGCAGATCGACCTGGAGCTGATCTTTGATCGCCTGCACCTGGGCCTGTGAATCGGCAAGCGCAGAAGCCCTGTCAGCCCTCAGCACAGCCTCCTGGTTCGCCAGCTGAGACGTCAGGTTTACCTGCTCTTGGCGCTTCAACGTGATCTGAGATTCGATGTCAGCGATCGCACCAAGCGCAGTGCCACGCTCCGAATCAATGGTCGACTGACCCAGGACTTTTCGCTGTGCCGCGAGCTGGGCCTGCAGCACCTTCAAGTCTTCACCGATCGAGGCTTTGCGCTGATCGCTGATCTCGCGGTTTGCTTTCAAATCGATAGCCAGGCGCTGATCTGCAATCTCGCTGGCAGTGAGTTTTTCTGCAGTTGCGCGGACGTCCAGGGCTTTCTGATCGAGCTGCTGCTGCGTCTGAATTCGCTCGATGTTCTTATCGATGGCCATCTTCGCGAGATCGGCCTGGAGCTTGGCCTGAGTCGCTGCCAAGGTTGCTGCGGTCTGCGTATTTGTCAGTGCGTTTTTGGCATCGCCGCCCTTGCTCGTGCCAAGTTTTGCTCGCTCCTGGTCTTGCTTCACCAGGGCTTCGTTCGCTTTGTTCAGTTCGTCGCCGCGAGCCAGAATTTGCTGAGTGAACCCCTTGATCGCACCGACAGTTCCTCCCTCGCCAGTAGCAAAGGCTTTCGTGGCTTGCTGGCCAAGCTGATCGGCGACCTTACTCAACTTGTCGACTTCAGCAGCCGCGCCCGTCAGCATTCCGCCTAGGTTGATGGTTACGGGCTTGTTGAGCTCTGTTGCATAGCTGCTTATCGACTTCTGGACGCCCTCCATGGCCGCCGCCATCGAGCTCGCCATGCTGCCTGGAATCTTATCGAGCAACGCTTTGATGCCAGGTACGAAGCTGTTGGCAACAAGATTGAGGACGTCTGCAAATGCCTGGCGATAGAACGTGACAAAGCTGCCAGCAAACTTACCCACGTAGGTGAGGATGGTGTCGATGCCAAGCAGGAAGAATTTGACAAAATCCGACCCGTAAGTGACCAGGCCGAAGAACACCGCGTACAGACCATCGACAGCCTGGCCAAGCTTCGCCATACCGTTACCGGTCGCTTCGATAACAGATCTCCAGATTTCTCGACCGGAGCTCCCCATCTTGTCCATGTCCGAGGACGCTTGGGTCGTGCCCTGGGTGATCATCTCGAACAGGGCCTGAATTTCCGGAGCAGCGTCAGCAACGCCCCGTTTGAACCCAATTGAAATAGTGCTCGTGAGCTCGTTGAAGGAGCGATTCATCTGCTCGACGCTTTTGGCGTCCAGGCTGTTGAGGGTCAGGCCCGCTTGCTTAGCGCTCGCCATCAGCTCCTTCATTTTCCCGGAGCCGTCTTGTAGGAGCGGGAGCAAATTGCGTAGATTGTCTGAGCCAATCTGATCAAGGAACGTGAATTGAGCAGACGTTGACATGCCCTTCATCACGTCCGAGATTTTTTGAAGTTGCTCCAGTGGGTTGAGCTTCATGAACTCAGCGCTAGATGTCTTCATAATCTGGAAGAAGTCGATCGCACCACCTGATTGGATCGAATTCATTTCTTCGATTTTTATCCGGACTTCTTCAAGGGCATCAACCAGTTGTTCCGCACCAACCCCGGTAGTCTTGAATGCAGCATATTGAGCAGCGGTAAGATCCTCTACAGTTACCCCCAGGCGGCGAGCAGCAACATCCAGCTCGGTAAGCTGACTTACTGTTTCTTTAATTGCACTTGCGCCTGCAAAAGCAGCAATGAGCCCGGCAATCTTAGCAGTAGCACTACTAAGGCCTTTGGACATGTCGTCACGGGCTCGCAGAACGAGCTGAATAATTGTACTTCCAGCCATTTGTTATTCTTCTTTTTGGCTTAATTGGTCGATTAGATTCTTGAACTCTTTCCCGTCGCCTGTCGCAATTGCAATGCGAGACATATGGTCAGCGATGATCCGGGTCATTAGCTGGTCACGCAGACGCTCTTTATGAACGCCAACCAAATGCAACAGGCGCTTAATTGAGTACTGGTAGGGATTCAGCCCGGCATGACCATTTGCTATCAGCAGCTCGCAGCAATCGATCAAGACAAGCGCGAACTGCTCAGGGTCTTGTTCTTCAGTAGGCTTAGATTTTTTCCTTGCCGCTTCAAACTGAGCTACTTTTTGAGCAGGTGTAAGATCGTCGGTAGCAGCTTTTCCAGGCTTTTTTTTAGACCATCAGGAAATGTCAGAGCGAAGACTGTTGCCAGCAGCTCAAGCTGGATAGGGAAAGGGAGATTTCGAACATACTCTTCGGCACTACGCTGTTTGCAAGCACATGCAACACAAGCAGCCGCAAAGCCAGGAAAACTCAGCAAAATCTCTTTCGACACATCAGGATCGGCCAGGGACTCTTTTACGTTGCGTAGAAAAATCGCAGCCAGGGCGTCTTTATAGCCGTCAACCAGGTAAATGAAATCTTCAGTGTTCAGCCCGAACACATCGATGGTTACTTCCGGCTTGTCAGCGGATGCTTGGGTAATAGTGATGGGACGCGAGGGGATCACGAGATCTGAGAGTGCCATGCTTTCTTCTTATTATTATGTGGCTTTTATTCATTATACCGAACCCCGCAATCCCCGTGGGCCAAACCCAGTTTGACAACAAAGGAAATCGAGGTAGAACTATTTTCGCTGTATACCTCAATTGTCGACGCTGTCTACTGGTGCGGCATGGTAGGCGTCGGTAATATTGAAGATGTAAGCAATGCACAACAAGAGAGAGATTTGAAATGAGCGATATCGAATATGACCCTGAGCTTATTGCAACGAAGGATGAGATCCGCGCAGCAGTCCGAGAAATTGCAATGAACACAGATGCAATTAATTTCATCGAATTCAGCTGGGAGGTAGAAGAATCGATTGGTTCTGACTTGATTATTCCTCCAGAAATGGACTGGATCGTCGAAGAGGCCATTCAGGATTATAGCTCACTGGCTCTGGACGAGGAGAACGGCAATGTTTGATGCTCGCACTGATATCCCGCCGATGCTTACTGATTCGCAAATGATGTCGATGTCTTTGCAGGAAGTCACAGAGTACATGTGCAAGCGCAAGGTCGCTCAGCGCAATGACCCGGCTTACGAGCGTAAAAGGATTGATGAACTGGCTGAGTTCATCGAATCCAATCTGCTGGATGAGCTGGCTGACCAGGGCTGCGTCGAAGGTTTTTGCTTGAACGCTAGGGCGGGCCTTGAGCGGGAGTTTCCGAAGCATGAAGCGCTTAAAGGATCGTGGTGTACTGCAGCAGCGAAGCAGATCTGGTACAAGTACAACCACTGAAATAAAGACCGGGCTACTCGCCCGGCTTAGAACTGTCTTGCGTTATTCTGAATATAGAGAAGGGAGACTCAATGTTTTCTGAGTCTCGGTCTATATCGGCTTCGGAAATCTCGCCGGCAACCTCCAACTCTGCAATGATGTTCTTGATGTTGGCAATTTTATCAAGAACACTGGCCAAACCTAACGCCACTTCCAACCTAGTGTCTACAGAAGCCTTATTGGATGCATGCAGATAGGTTATATAATCGTCGTTAGGGTAGCTAGGCTTTTTCCTAATGCACTCATCGCGATAAGACTCGAAGAAGTCCAGTGCGGAACCACAGCGACCATCATGTTCCACCAGTCTATCTATTAATTTAATATCTCTTTCTTTGTCCAGGTATAAGTGCGCATACAGCGAATCGCGCAAGTTCATCTCTGTCCCAGATCCGCTGATGACCAACTGCTGATAAACTGAGCGTATTTGCCCCTCAAGCTTCGCAAGCAGCTGCCTGGAATTGTGATCATCATTGAACTTTGACCGGTACTTCAGATAGCCACTAAATACTCGGATAAAAATCAGGTTGGCCAGCCTATCTAGAGTCGTCACGTTCCTTTCGGGAGACTTCAAAATAGCATCAGCTGAGTGCATGAAACCATCAATCGTTATATCAAATTCAGTAGCCGCATCTAAACTCAAGCTCAGGACTTCAGTTAGGTTATCGCCGAGATCTCTGTAATGTATCAACTTCCGCATAACCTTCGCATATCCTTTTGCGAGGTCTGCAAAGAGAACTGTTTCTCTCTCTTTAACCATCATATTGAAAAAATCATCTAGATTGTTTTCATAAACGACGTTGTTATTAACCTGGATTAACGTTTGTGGTATCACACCTGCGGGATGGCCGGTAATATGCTTCACGATTTGACCAGCACCATCTCGGACGAGGCCGACTGTGGCAACATTGAATTCGCCGCTGTCGATTCCTTCTTGCACGCGTCGATCGCTGTAATGAGAGTATTTCTTACCCACGTAATGCTCCGCACGGTACCAATGGGGCAACCCAAGCCTCCATTCTTGGGTGACAAAATACCGCGTGAGTGATCCGATGTCATCGCCCATTCTTGAGCGGGCGCGGCGTTAAGCGTATTCCTCCTTAAACAGCTTTGACAAACCACTGCCGCTGACGGCTTTGGACGCAAGCAACGTGCCCTTTATCTCTTGATCCCCCCAGTCGGTGGTGATGAGCTGTCGCTGAGCAGCTGGACTCAAGGAGACCTTGTGGTAGGTCACTTTCACCGCCTGGTCTTCTTCGCCTAGGTTCACGCCTTCAAAAATAATCTGCACGTTGACGTTCGAGTTAATCAGGCCTTCCAGCCGCGTGGAGGCCTTGGTGGCATACACGACAGTGGCCTCGGCGCCGTCAATGAAGCCAGCTGCCAAATCAAATTCGATCGAGCCGCCGGAGACGCGGTAGGCGCTTTCATCCAGGACTTCCCCGCCGACGGTGATCGATGTGACAGATGCAATCATGCCGGGCACGACGATGCTACGGCCCAGATAAGCACTGCCAGTCCAAGTTTTTTCAGTAGCAGCTGCATCTTTGATAACGTCAGCGAACAGTGCAAGTTTCATGACTTCGACGTTGAAGTCCTTGGCATTGATCGTGAGTTCGCCAGTGTTCTTGATAACGCGAGACTTTGCGGTGGCCAGGGTGCCGTACGTAGTATCTTGCATCTCTACTTTGTCACTAGTGAGAGCCAGGACTGCAGACGAAGAATGGGCAACAGCGTAAAAGCCGCCAGTCGGTAGGTCGTTGGAATCCAGCTTGGCAATCAAGATAGCGCCATTGCCGATCCAGCCGATGGAGGTGTCGATTGTTTGAACAGGCATTTCATGTACCTTTTATTATTGTTATTGGTGGTGATAGATCAGTCGAACGCTACCCAGTGCGTCCATGACAGCTGCCAGGCGCTAAAATTATTGTTAGATGGCTTGCCTGCGAACAACTCCTCAAAAGATGCAATCTTTGGAAGATTGGGATTCCGGCGTGGGTTGCCGCGATAAGCTTTTAGAGCTTTAGACAGTTCTACCCCGAAGTCCATTGCCTTTCTCGAAACGCCTTTGGTGTCTTGGTCAGCCTTAGAAACAATGAAAGCCCCGAAAACCGCATCACACACCATCTTGGGTGCGTCAGATATTAGCGGGCCACCACCGCAAGCAAGCAGCACATAACACTGACTGCCCTCCAAAGTGATACTGCTCAGTTCCTTGCCATCCATCTCACCTGAAAATAGTGCAACTTTCGGCTTTGATGGCAAATTCTCAATGAGGGTTTTGTAGGCTTCGAGGGTTTCGGTGATCGCCATGTTTTTCTTCTTATTTTATCACAGACGGAGTTGTGGTCAGGGCGTTTTCGAGGTTCTGCAAGAGGATATTTTGGTATTCCGCGAGCCAGGCTTTCGGGAGGCCTTGTTTGTCGGGAAGGAAACGTCTTTGTTTAACGGTGATGCCATACTGATGGTTATCTGCGTATATTAAGTTGCTGGCCAGTTCGAGATTCGTGCCTCGGACGTTGTGTTTGATGCTGTTTCGCAGCCTGCCCGTATCGAGGAGCGGCTGGCCCTGACGGTGATGGATCGGGGCCCAGGGGTTGCCGTATGGGTCTACTCCGCGCTGGAAACAGGTTTTGACCCTGGCAATCCAACGCACGCCGATCTGATTGAGGCCCTTTTTGACGTGCGGGTTTGCAGGGCCGAGTTGCCTGACTTTGCTCACCAGTTCCTGCAGGGCTGACGTGTCGACTTCGAGCGTTATTGGTTGGCTGGCTGCCGTGATCATGAGCGGATCAGCCTGACATTATGAAACCCCGATTTGCGGCTTTCCTGAGTTGCAGTGCGGATGCGGTTGCGGCCAGTGCCAAGACCTTCAAACCAGCGGCGTGCATCCTCGAACCTGACGCGCTGCTCGTCCGTGGGGTTCTCGTCCCACCTGTAGTACCGAGCGATGTCCAGAACGAAACTTCTGATGTCTTCGATCGCTTCGACGTCAGTGAGTGGGGCATCCAGGCCTGCAGACCGAATGTAGCTATCTGCGAGCCGGGAGGCCTTCTCGATGACGCGGACGATTCGAACTTCGCCTTCGACGGGGAGCTGGTCATTCGGGAATTCTGAGGTGTAGTCAAGGCAGGTTGCGTACATAGTTTTTCTTAACCAAAGAAACTGGGTTTATGGGCTCCCTCCCTTGGATCTTTACCCTCAACCCCTACATTCTCTTTTAAAAAGGAAAGAGACCGTTGAGGGTGACTTGAAGGATCTTTTGGTTAAGAGAAACGCTTTTATGACAAAGTCAGGTCTTTAAGCTCAGTGAGAGGGATCACGTGATACGAGTCCTGGTCGACGAAACCGTCCAGTGGCATTCCCTTTTTCCACATCCGATGCCTAGTCGCCCCGAGCACCTTTATCTGGTCGTCTTCATCCAGGCCTTTCAGAAAGTCGTCAAACGTATCAGGCACAGGCTCATCGTGATCGTCGAACAAAGCGATCATCGTTGTGCGACAGCCTGGATGGAACGGCGGCATCTTCCTCCTCGGATCACTGACTTTGAATTTCTTACCGTTCAGGGCCGCGCATGTAAACGTTGTCCTGGTGTCTAGAATCGCGCTCAGTTGGTACTGCTCAACGCCTGCTTCTTGGAACCCAATCATGTCCGCGTTCGCAGTTACATGAGCTGCCGCTGTCCGAACCAGGATCTCGACATTACGCCTTGAAGCATTGAATGGGTTGACAGGATCACTCACTACCGCGTCGACGATCTTACTCACCGGCAACCCGTTCACAACGCCCAGCCTCACCGCACGCTTCACGGCATTTTGCGTGGCCAGGTTCTGCTCTTTGACCCATTCCGGCAGCAACTTGCCATCGAATGGATCACTCTCGATGAAGCTGCGGATGAAGTCTTCACTCGTCTGTGCGCCGCCGATATCAACTTCCAGAGCATCCGAACTCCAGTCAACTTGGCTCTTGTAGAGCTCCGTAAGCTCATCAACCAAATCCCTTTCCATCGCGGAGTATTGGTCTGCAATGGCCCTGTCGATCCTCTTGAGCCGCGCTTTCGATTGAAAAATGGTCAACATGGAGCTGCGCTTAAGACCGTCCTGCAGTTCCTCCGCGACCTTCTCTTTTAGCTGCTGAAGCTGAGCGACAGCACCCCTGGCAATGCGCGTGTATTGACCTCGCAGCTGGATCTGTCGCCCAACTACCTGTTTCGGACTCACTTTCCTAGCCATGTTTCAATCCATAGCTGCGACTCAGCCCGACGTCTATAGACAAGGCCCGGCATCCGCTTACCCTGCGCATGCACCCATCGCATGAACTGAGCGGGAGCCTTCTCAAACTCACCCCTGTTGATCACTCGCCGCAGGGTTGAGATCTCCAGGTTGCCGCCGCCACAGTTGAACGCGAAATCGATCAGAGCTGAATACTGGTTGTCGTTCAGCGGAACCTTGATCAGATTGCACACCGACCTGGCAGCCCGGCCAAGATCCTGCTCCAGCAGCTTCAAAGCATCAGCCTTCGTGATAGCCGGATACTTGCTCAAGGGCTCCCATTTCACGCGGGACAGTAGGTGGCCATAACCGATCGTTGGGAAGCCCACGGGATCGTGATAAGGCTCGATAAGCGCAGTCCTGGGATTCGGATCATGCAAGCCATCGAACTGCGGTCTACTAGCCAGCTCGACAGCTTGTTGAGGCACGTAGATCGCACCCATGATCACTTCTTCCAGCGATTCATCGTGCGGTTGCCGAACCAGAAGCTGATCACTGCAACCAACATTGCTTCGTCGAAATCAGTCCAGCTTCGAACGATCGCTTCCACCCCAGAAAGCCCCGACGCGGCCAGCAACTGGAAGGTCGCGATCTTGTAGAACATGTAGAAGCCGACCAGGCCGTAGGTGATTACAGGCCTGCACATGCGGATGAAAAAGTCGACGTGAACACCGATTATAGCAACATACCCCTTGATCCAGCGTGGTAGGTCAGTCGCGGCAACGGACGAAATCAGCTTGTCGCCGTAAGTCTCTTCGGGCTTGCGAACTGCAATGGCCTCGTCGATATCAGCACGGGCGTTGATCTCCTCCATTCGCCAGGTGTGCTCAGCATTTGCATTCTCAAGTCGGAGCTTCATCATCTCCAGTTCTTGTTTATGATCCTGGCTGCTTTGAAAGAGCTCAAATACCTTAGGAACGAATGGCGCCAGGAATCCAAACAAAGCACTAATCATGCTGATCATTTCGACACCCCCTTAACAATCAAGGCATCAATCCGAACACTGATCTTGTCAAGTTTGTCTTCAATGCGCTTGCTGTCTTCTTTGCGCTCAATTTGATAAGTCTGAATTTGAGCTGAGACGATATCGACGCGCTGATCAAGCAGTTCGATTTTCTTGTCGAGACCTGAATAAGCCCAGACACCTGAAACCACCAGTGATAACAGGGGAATCAAGGCGTACAGGGAAATAACTAAGTTCGAGGCGTTTGTAGGCGCCGTGGGAGTGGCTGACATTTGTTATTCTTCTTTTTATTGTCAGAAAGGGCTCTATGGCCTATATCTGATTGTAGCATGCGCCATTTAGCAAATGGCGCAATGTGGCTCTCTATTATGTTTTATTTTCCGACTTGGAAAATGTGCACCACAGCTTCTTGCCTTCTGGGTTACGACCTGGCTCCCAAAGCACCTCGCCGGTTATTTCCTCTGGTATTCTATAGACGATTTTTGTTGGCATCGTAACCAGCGGATTCACAGACTTGAAGTAGATACCATAACCCTTCTGCATCACAGATTCTGTCGTGTCGTAACGAAGTTCCTTTTTCTCCGGAGTAATTATTACCAAGCTACCCTCCGAAGGCAGTCGACCTTCAGAATCTTCATTCTTGAATGTAGCGTCAATAACAACGAATTTCGACCCAGCCCAGGAGTCAGGTTCGCTGAACCTATTGTTTGTGCCCACGCTAGATTTTATCTCGCAAGAATTCATTCCGACGGTGAAATGGCCGAATCTTCCTTTCCTAAATGAGCTTTTAGTGAGTGCGTCGTACTGGCCAGAATTAGTTTTACCAAAATAAATGGATTGGCTCGCGCATCTGGCGATCTTGGAAGACAGGGGCTTATATTCTGATTTCGCCCCAAAAAACTTTTCCGTATTTCGCCGCACCAGGAACTCCTCGTACCGAGCTTTAGCAAGCCAGTACTTTTTCTGCTGGTCATCAAGCTTATCTCTGGCAGCATCTAGCTCGGTTACAAAGGGTGTAGGGCCAAAGCTTTTTTTCATGTCTGTGATGATTGAGTCAGCCCCTGACACATAGCGAAATATCGAAGCTCCGGAAAGGGTCGTTAGCGTAGAAATTAGGGCAGAAGCCTCTGACGCTGGGTGCTGAGAACTCAGCTCGCTGAACGCGTTATTGCAGAACTCTGAAGTAAGCTTCTCTTCAGCGTAAACAACGGTGCTAGCAACCAGCAAACCACCAAAAACCGAAACCCTCAAAATTCGCACGCGCACCTCCATATGAATCACCGAACCGCCTGATCGCATTCTGCCATTGCGCCTTGGCCTCACCAAGGCTTTTGCGGCCAAAACACCGCGACTGGGTCAGGGGCTTCCGGGATATCGCGAAGGCCTTGCCGGTATTCTGCCAGAGCCAAGCGTGTGTTTTGGTCGACCTCGGTGCCGGCGATGAGAGCTTGGTCGTGAAGCATGCAGACCCTGGCGTCAGCTTCCTGCAGTAGCTCTGCGCGTTTCTCTCTAATAGCTTTCATCAGAGATGCACGATTGGGCTCGAACACGAGCTGGCCATCGCGAACGACTGGCACAAGGCCCTGGTTGAGGCTAGCAGCGATAGCCGGGCTCTCTGGGATTTCGAGGTATGGGAGTCCTGGCATGTCGGCAGAAGTGAAGCGGAAGACGTAGCCTGAGTCGTTGTAGTAAGCGCGCATAGTCATCACTTCTTGATGTAATAAGCCAAATTCTTTTCAGGGCGTTGAAGGTTCGGCAGGATGAGCGCGAAGCCAGGCCCGAAGTCTGCTGTATTCGTTTGCACGCTGCCGCTCTGACCCATAAGCGAGCCAGTTGCCCCCAGGCCACCAACAAAAGCGAACTCGTTGCTCAGGGGATCGAAATCAGCATCCGCATAGCCTGACATGACCGGAGCAGTGATCCAGGTGTTTCCACTGTCGAAGGAGATCATCGCAGGTGCGCTGGACTCTGGGACTGCGATTAGCAAGCTATATCCAGTGCTGCTGTTGACTGCCACAAGTCGCTTTAGACTAAGTAGCGCTGGCAGAGTGATGGTATAGCTGTAGTCAAATTCAAGCGCTCGATACTCCAGTCTTGACCGGCTCTCGTAGATGAAGACCGCTCCGGCGCCGGCACTTTCAATGCACTCATGCTCGACGTCAGCAGCGATCTCAAGCATCAGAACAGTCGAAACCTGGCCATCCTCGAACATCAGCTTGTAGATGCCATGCTGACCGGCAATTGTGAGCTGAGCGTAAACATAGCCAGAACCAACCATCTTGATAGGCTTCGAAATGTCGGCAGGAATAGTGCCCGCTTTTATGAAGGAGGCTCCGTCATCTGCTTTGTAGATTGTCAGGACACCTGACTCGACAACAGCCAGAAGCTCGTATCCATAGCTCGAATCAGCCGCACCGGCAATGCTTTCAAAGCTCGCGTTGAGTGCTACAACACCGATGTCTTGGAAAACCGTCCCTGCAGAACCGTAATAGATATGGCAGGCCGTTTTGAAGACAGACATGTTGTTCGGATAGCTGCTGGGCGTCGGGATACCCACCTGGAACACATGCCAGTTACCTTCAGTTTTCGCCAATGTGGCTTGCCCAGAGCGGTACACCTGGGAGTAGAGATCAGTTCCAAACCTGGTCTCCGAGTTTTCATTCACCGAAACCCTGGCAGCCCCATACTCCTCGAAGTTCAGAGCAGTCTTGAGATCATCAAGGCCTTCGTCGTACAGATACGTTCCGTCGCACTCCAGTAGTCCTTCGTATGTTCCACGAGGTTTGAGCACGATGTCTCCGACCTTGACGGCTTTGGCCGCAACATCATAAACGCTCACTGACTCGGACGCGCCTGGCTTGTGAACGTGAAGCTTCATCGATACATCACCAGCCCAAGCTGGCAGTTCACTGATCGTTTTCATAAATGATTACTTCACCGCTATCTGTTCTCTCAGCCTCAAACACGCCCTTGCTGAGCTCGTAAACCATCGCATTTGCTGGGATTGAAGGCGCCGTGCCGGCGAAGCGCCGATACCCTTTGCTGAGCACTCCAAAGATCGCGGCAGCACCAACTCGCCTAATCATTTGACTGCATGCACCCAGCATTCAGCTGCGTCGGCTCCATCCATCAACCGCACCTGGATTGCTGCCCCACGATCAACGGCGATGAACGAGCCTCCGCGAGCGTCCACAGGCGGCGAATCGGTACTGACAACGCCTCCAGCAGCGAAATGAATCAGAGAGTTGCAGAACAGGTACACAGCCTCTGATTCGCACGGCTCAGTCACCAACACCTCAGACCCCGAAAGCTCTTTCCGCCCCAGCAGCTCTGCCGGAGCAACGATCGGCAGCGGCTCTCTCTCACGAGTTTGAGCAGTGAACAGCCCTGGGCGCTTACTCATCCTCAGTAACCTCTACAGCAGGCTTGCGACCCCGACGCTTCGGCTTTTCAGCTGCAAGCTCAGGTTCATCAGGAGCAGATCCAGCAGTGCCGCCGACGAACAGATACCCCAGGCCAAGCCAATGAGTTTCGGCTCTCGACCCGGCATCCACGAACACCCTGTGATCCCCCAGCTGCAGTGAATTTACCGATACTTCGCGCTTCATTTTTGTTCTCAAAAAAGGGTCGTGTTCCACGTGGAACATATTATGGCGAATAGTGCCTAACAAACTGAAGAAAGGGCCCCGGAGGGCCCAGTCTGTCAGTGGCCACCGAGCCTCAGCGCACGTTCAGGGCTCACGGTTTTCAAGCCGCAGAGGGTTTCAAATTTCCACTGAGTGGACTCGGTGCGAGGCTCGTACCAGCGAAGCATGCGGAGCGAGATTCCGGTGCGTGGGTCAGTCATCTGCGCAATGTTCACGCCAGCAGCGTCTTCTGGCACTTCGAGATTGCGGAAGGCGATCAGGAATGCGGACTTGGTGAAGGCCAGGTCGATCGGGTGATCGCCGAGGACGCTGACAGCAGAGCCAGAGGCGATGGCTTCCAGGACTGCCGGGTAGACTGGGACTGCAGAGCCTGCTGTGTCAGCAGTGACTACGAAAGTCTGATGGCTGCCAGCAACAGAGATCACGTCGCCTTTCAGGAATGTCGCACCGTTCACTCCCGCCAGGGCAAGCGTAGTAGAGCCAGCTACTGCCTGTGCAGACAGGGTAATGCCGGCGTTTGCAGCTGCAGTGCCTGCGACGTGGTACGGAGCTTGAACGTCCGAGTACAGATCGAACCCATACTTGCGACCGATCAGGCCCTGGCTGACCACGTTCGCATCACCGCTTTCGTTGATCTTCGAGAACTCAAGCAGCAGGTCAGCTTCAGTGTCCGAGGTCAGGACAATACTGCGACCGTTCAGGATTTTGCGGTTCTGCATTTCCTTCCGAGCGGCGATCAGATCGGACTTGTCGCGGCCAGCGGTCGAAGCCGGATTGCCCGAGATGTACGGGATGTCCTTGTACAAGCTGAACAGGTTTTTGTTGACGGTACGGCCAATGGCATCAACAGCAGCGGCAGCAGCAGACGGCAGAGTCAGCGAGTTCGCGTGCGCCAGGAACTCAGCGTCTTTCATCGCGAACTGCTTGTACAAGTGCCGATCAAGCTTCACGTCGACTTTGCCGGCAGTGATGTCCTCAGACTGCGAGCCAGCCGAATCAGTTGGATGGTCTTCAGCATCCGAGAACTCGATCGGCTTTGCGATTCGGATCGTATCACCATGATTTTTTGCCTCATCGGCTGTATCGACGCTGACAAGATGGGGCATCGTCAGCTGGCCGTATAGACGATCAATGGCCAGGGGCAGAATCACCTCTGTCATCAGGGCTTCAGTGTCATTGCCGTGGCGTACAAGAGCCAGGAGCGGGAGCATTGCAGTCATTACTTCACCTGTTTTTGTTTTTTATTGGTGATTGATTTGGAGTTTGACGCGACATCAGCCCACGGGGCGTGATGGTTCCGGCACAACCGGAGGGGCCCGGAAGCCCCGAAGTGAATCAGTTGATGACGATCTCGCCTGATGCTCTTTTTGCGAGCAAGGCTTTCTTTTCTTCTGCGCTTGCCGCGATCAAGGTGCGTTGCCATTCTGCAGTGCTGATGGCTTTTCCCGCTCCTGTGACGCCCCTGGAGCCGGAACCTGGCATTTGCTTGAAGTAGTGCGGTTTCGTTGCTGTGAGCCCGGAAATCCACTCGTCAGGTGTCAGAGGCCTGCCGTTTTTACCGATGGCGATGTTCCCGCTTGAGTCACGTGCTACGAGCTCCCCGGCGTCATTGAGCTGCCAAGTGTTGCCGGCAACGGACATCAGATCATCGAGCGCCGAGGGGTGGAAGAATTCATTTTTGAGCGCCACCTGGCCGATGCTTTGCTTGATCTGGAACTGCTTGAGCTTAAGTCTTTCGCCATCAACAGCTTTGCGAAGATCTTCTTTTTCGGCTTGCTCCGCTGCCAACTTCTCTTGCCAGGTGGCACTGTTGGCGTTGACGCGCTTATCGAGCAGTGTTTGCAGATCCAGCTTGCCAGCTTTCAGAGCATCAAGATCGTCCTTCTCCTGAATGCCTGCTTCAAACGCCTTCATCCGCTCTGCCAAGGTTTTCTTCTCGTTCAGAAGATCGGCGTTTTTACTCTTTAGCGGAGTGACTTCTTTCTCTACGTGAGCTTTTAAGAAGTCTAGGAAGGCAGGGTTTTCCTGCAGGGCATTGAAGTCCAGTGGCGGAACTTCATCTTCGCCGAAGCGAATAAGGCTTACCAGCTTGTGCATCTGAAACATTTAGTCCCCCAAGGACGTTGTTTTCTTATCGTTATGTCCTAATTATATCAATGCCAAACACACAAAGGGGGACAAATGCAAATATTTTTCAGGCTTTTTTCCGGGCATGGAATAGCTTGAGAAACTGCTGATCAGATGGCTTGAGCAAATTCAGTGCATTATAGAAAGACTGGCTCGGTACGAACTTGCCCGCCTGCGCTTTATATAGAATGTTGTGAACAAAGCCAGTGTCTAGCATCAGCCGCATAATCTCCATTGATGCCAGTTCTTCGTCTCCCTGACCGATAAACGGGACAACTTCATCCAACGACTCGAATGCTAGGTACAACTCCATCGCCGTGAGCTTTCGCTGCGGCTTCCGGCCAACTGACAGCTTGTGCAAATAGAACCTAACCAGGAGCATCCCCACATGAAACTGGGAGTTCATCAGCGCAGCAGGGATCTGCTCGATCAACAGCTCATCTTGATGCTCCGCGAGTTGGTTCAACAAGCAACGCACAAGCTCGTAATCCCCTGAAATCGGAGCATTTCGCTGAGTTCCCAGCAGTACAGCCACGGGGCCAATCAGCGTCGCCAGCTCAAGCAGCATCTCCCGATAACCACCGTCCAGCGGCTTGCTTTTGCCATCAAACCCCAGGGCATGCAGGTGATCAGCGATGTCAGCGAGGAGCTGGACAGTGCCAGCTTGCAGCTCGTTTTTGTCCAGGTGATGGCGGATGCCCTGAAGGCCACGGAGGTTGCGAGCCTTGAAGTGTTGAAAGACCAGCTCAGCTGCTTCTGACATATCTCACCATTCATTGATTTGCCCGAGCACCTCCCATGTGAGGGCATCAAGCGTGATTTTGTCGAACTCAGTGACTCGGAATTCGTACGTTGTGTGCCTAAACTTAAAGACTCCAGCGCTTAGCACGTACTGAATCATGCACCTGAAAACCTCCCAGCAGGCATGGTCGCCAAGCTCTGCTTCGATGCCCCATTCTTGCAGGGCCTTCTGACGTTTCCCGCGAAAACAATGTGACGCTCCTGAGTAAAAGTTTTTTGCCTTATCGAATCCACCGCAAAGATAAATGGCGCAAAGGTGTCGGGTGGATTCGTCGCAAGCCAGCACTGGCACTACCAATGGATTAGCTGTCATTTCGGGTGCTCATTCTTATTATTTTTATGCTTCATTATTAGCATTGAGCGGGGCTAAAATCAATATCATGGCACTTACTAATTAGCTCGGACACCACCGTCCTGGCGGATTTGGCTTGACCAGTAAGCAAGCCTGCGACACTGTATATATGTCCAGCAACCTGCCCGTAGTGCATCGCCATGCTCACTCAACTCCCACATCTGTCGCTCAGTCAAATCCCGCTCCCCCTGCAGCTCTGCAAGCTCAAGGCCGGCTTTCCATCACCAGCCCTGGACTACGTCGAAGACAGACTGACGCTGAATGACGTGGTTAAGCTCGATCCCAGGTACTGCTATCTATGCCAAATTGATGGCGATTCCATGATCGACTACGGCATCCAGCCCGGAGATGTAGCAGTGATCAGCCGCAACGAGCCAGCCAGGCCTGGGAAGATTGTGGTCATCAGCATCGACGGTCAGAACACGCTTAAGCTGCTGTCTGAAGATGACCAGGGCCCGGTGCTCCTCGCCGGCAACAGCGCTTACAAGCCGATTCGGCCAGGTGACGGTGAGGAGTGGGTATTTCATGGGGTGCTGATCGCATGCACGCGCCTGTTCTGAAGCCAGAATGGCGTCTGAGCGCAAATCAAAAGCGTGTGTACGCCTTGGTCGACTGCAATTCATTCTACGCAAGCTGTGAGCGGCACCCCCTTTGGCGCCCTGATCTTGCTGGGCTGCCGATAGTGGTGCTGTCGAACAACGATGGTTGCGTGATTGCTCGCTCCAAGGAAGCTAAGACCTTGGGGTACAAGATGGGTGACCCGTACTTCAAGATCCGCGACCAACTCGCCAACCAGGGCGTCCACGTATTCAGTTCGAACTACACGCTGTATGACGATCTCAGTAGCCGCGTGATGCTCACCCTGGCCGACTTCGCGAGCGAGCTGGAGGTGTATTCGATTGACGAAATGTTCCTCGATCTGACGGGCATGCGGGGCTATCAGGTGATGGCCGAAGAGATGAAGGAGCGCGTGTTTCGATGGACTGGAATTCCCGTTGGCGTTGGGATCTCTACGACCAAGACCCTGGCGAAGCTCTCAAACTGGGCTGCGAAAAACTGGAGAGGCCTTCCTGGTGTTGCAGTAGTACTTGACGATCAGCGGCACGAGCTGTTGCTCAAGCGTGCACCAATTGGGGAGGTTTGGGGGATCGGGCGTCGCTGGGCTGAGAAGCTGGAAGCCAAGGGCATCGTCACAGCCTGGCACTTGGCATGCGCGGACAACGAGGCTGTCGGTAGAGAGTTCAACGTCGTACTACAGCGGACTGCTCTAGAGCTCCGAGGCATCCCTTGCAATGATCTGGAGCTCCAGGCTCCGAAGAAAAAGCAAATCATCAGCTCACGTGCGTTTGGAAGCCGGCAACAGGGGTGGAAACCAATTGAGCAGTCGATTGCCAGCTACGTTGCCCGCGCAGCTGAGAAACTCAGAGCTCAGGGGTCGGTTTGTCGGAAGATTGATGTTGGTCTCATTGTGAGGAAAGCCACGTCGGAGAGCTTCAGTGATGCGTACTCTTCAGCGACAGCCAGACTTCAGCAGCACACCGACGACACTCTCACGCTTCAAGGGGCGGCTGTTTCTTTGGCTAAGATAATCTTCGACGACAATGCAGTTTATGCAAAGTCCTCCGTGGCATTGAGCGAGATCTGCCAGCCAGAAGACCTCACTACGGACATGTTCGCTGCTGCCAGCTCACAAAGCCCCAGAGCTAAGGTTCTCGATCAGATCAATGCCAAATTTGGCAAAGGCGCTCTGCGCTCAGCTACGACCATTGGCGACATGCAGTGGAGCATGCAACGTGGGCACCTGAGCCCTTACTACACTACGCGCCTGTCCGACCTGCCGAAGCTTCGGTAAAGCGTTTCTCTTAACCAAATCACTTGCCCAGGTCAGCCCCGATTAGATAGTCAATCGACTCAAACTTCCCGGCATCCATTAGCCGTTGACGAAGTACCTGCATAAACTCTTTGTCATTCTTCAAAAACTTGTCGCACTCAGAATCAGTTTGGCACTCATCCAGAATATCGGCACGTTCCGGATTAACAACGCGATAGCGGCGAATGAATTCCTCACGCTTCTTATCATGAAAGCTCTGAATAAGTGACTTCATACTTCCTCCATAGATCATATCTTTAAACTTACCCATGTACCTAAGGGAAAATTTCATCAGGGCTAAGTCATTTCTAGCGGACAGGCCCCAGTAGTACTCATCTGCCGCATTTTCTTTGACAATGAGAATCTTGTCTAGTCTAGAAACAAAGCCCTGCACCCAGGCAATGCCAGCAATCTCATTCCCGAGCTCATGAAACAGCAGGTCTTCGTCAGCAATCGATTCAACCAAAGCCCAGACCTTATAAAATCCTCGCTCGCGATAATAACTCTCCGGCAACGCCAGGAAGTTTGAGTACAAAACAACAATCAGATCGCGCTCAGACCTGTATTCAAGGCGCTCATAGATTACATAGCCATCTTCCGCTCTGAGCAACACTGGGAATACCCATTGCAGATATCTAACAAGCGACAGTCGCATTCTCGCTCCCAGTGGCTTTTTGAACATAGTCATTCAGGGCGCTGCAGGCTGCGTCGACATCGCTATTCTTAAGAGACCAGTAGGCTTTGGCCATAATTGCATCCAGGGCTTCATTGCGACCCAAGTCTTCAAAGAAAACTGTGTGTAGCAGATGCCAAAGAAACTCAACATCATCAATGTTTTTTTGCTCATCCGAAATACTGTGAGCGATGCTACTGAGGCATTCAAATTCCCAATCCACATGAACTGTCGTCTCAGAGAACGAGTAAACCTGAGCGACATAATCAAAGAACTCAATGAAAGTGGCAAACTCGCACTCATCGAAGTAGTATTTACTACCATCGAAACGGATCGTGGCTGGAGAACAGAATTTGATGATGTTTTGCAGGTACATCATAAGCCCAGCTCCGAGCCAAACATATATTCCCGCTGCTCAGCGCTCATCATTGCCATTCTGCCACGAAGAAAACCCATGTCCCCACTTAATAGTCGACGTAGCTCATCCTCACTTTCACAAATCGAATACAGGTGATAAGCGTGAGGCCTGTCCAACTGAAGCTCTTTTATGATTAAAGGATGCATCAAATCAAAGATATCGTCATAGGCCTTTTTCTTATCGATACCCAGACTCAACAGATCAGCAGAAAATCTTTCCCCGACATCCGCACTAGCATGAGCCGACTCATAATTCCCCGAAAGAATGCCAGCGATACATTTAACCTGAGAAGTCCTGGAGGAATCGCTATCTCGCTCAGTAGTTAGGTATGTGAGCCAAAGCCTTCGAAGATGATCAAGCCTCTCTTCCCTAAGCATCCCTAAAAACCTGGAAACAAAGTCATTGGGACTGGTGGCGTTGAGAGCCGCAGTTGCGAACATGGGAGTAAAACTAAGAACAGGGCCATTCCAGATCTTGAATTTAAAGCTCACAATAACTGCGACTTCAAGAAGCGAAGAGCAGTAACGATCTACAACACCATCTACTGTTTTCAATTTCAGCAGGTAATGACCACCCTGAAAGCTAAAGCCCCCGGTCATCGAGAATCTATCGTAGTCCCCAATTTGCTCGTTCAAGACTCGCTCAAGGAATTCGTGGCTCTCAGCCGAAATCCCCATCAGCCCCCTGGCTTTGGTAAACCATCTCCACGCCGCGACTTTTGGCTTCAAAAGCTTGAGTAGTAGCCTGTCTTTCGGAGTGATGAAGGTAAGCATGACCAGCTCTCAATATCATGGCAGTTATTGACAGATTGGCAATGGAGGGTAGGAATGTCAAGGGCCCAGCGGGGTGCCAGGCCATGGGGTGTGGGGGCTAGGCGGTTTTCAGGCGCTCCAGGCGTTCCTGGGCAATCCGGGCAAGGCAGGCATGAAACTCAGCCAGGCAAGCAGCGGCGCACTGCTGTTGCCATTTTGGGAGCTGCTTGAGATCAGGGCGATCAGCGGGTTTTCGAGTGTCTTGCTGAGCAAGTCTGAAGCACTCGTCTACACAAAAATCCTCGACCTTGGGAGCAACCTGAAAAAGGAAGTATGTGCCGGACGAATACTCAATTGCGGCCTTGGCGTCTGCGTAAATTTTGGTGATGTTCATGAAGCGCTCTCTTATTGTTATGCCCTTGCATACTGTCACTATGCAGGTGGAGCAAAAGAGAGCGCAACACTTAATATGAGCCTTCTGCGCGCCAATTGAGGAACCGACACACACCCTCTATATCTGGATAAATAGACTTTGAGGTAACACCGCAGCGCTCCAGGGTCATCAGGAAATCGACCTTGTCCTTACCCGCAATCACATACTCCTTCAGATACTTTTTGACTTCAGGGTTTCGTTCCAGGGGGACGAACTTCCCAGACTTTTCAGAAAACCTGTGGGCAGTAAAGTAGCCAGACTGCGCGATAATCCTATCGTTGCTAAGATTTGGGTTAATCACCCTGGTCTTTCGTTGGCTGAAGGGACTACCTTTGAGTGATGGCAGCATTAGCGAATGAGCTTCTAGTGTGTAGACATAGCAGTCATCCGTTCCCCTGGAGCTACAAGCAAAGTAGATTGCAGCCAGGGCATTCGAAGTCCAGTCCAACAGCCTGGTTTTCATTCCAAAATGCTGAGCAAGAACGAGCATATCCCAATCATTGTCAATGTCGACATAGCTGGGAATCATCGTCAGCCCGTGCCGCCTCAGATCAGCCAACATCGTTTTTTCGACTGCGGTTGTGTTGTTGGTGGGATCTTTCCGTGCGATACCAGGAAGCAGGTTGCCGCGTTTTGACTGCCCGCGAAACAGCACAGTCCCGCCCACCAGGTCATAACCGCTTAGACGATTGAGGAAATCCGGAACGTCCTTGATCGGAATTGAAGTCATGATTACGCCTGCAGCCAGCTTTCGACTTCCTGAGCCCCATGCTCCAATTTCCAGGCCTTCAAGGTGCTGTGATTACCGCCTTTCGTTTCGACGACTTCGTTTGTGTGCGGGTTCACATAGCGTTTAACTGCACGAGGCGCACGCGGCCCCTTACGCCCATCAACCTTGCCACCCGCTGCAACCACAGAAGCCCCAGCAGCCTTGGGATCGAGGATGGCAATAACGTTGCGCAGAGACATGCCGTACTCCGCCAGCAGCTTGCGCAGTTTGTCTTCAAATTCCAGCTCCCTCTGCAGGGCTTCGCTGCCTTTGAGAGCTTCCAGGGCCTGAAGCTGTTCGGCGATCTGGCGCTCTAGGGCTCTGTATTCTGCGGCTTTTGACATTAGTGGTGCTCCGTTTTAGTAAATGCCATGAAATATACATAGGTTGTAGCCGCTGTCAAATTCAAGCCATGACTACATATTGGACGAGCCGAGAATAGATTCATTCGGGCATTGCCTTACTGTATGGGCATACAGTATATTTAAGTCAGTAGCCAATAAAAACAACAAGAGAAAAAGACATGCAAGGCACGATCATTATCAAGAATGGCTTATTCAACAACGCCTTCGAAATTCGAGACTGCGAGATAACCCTTAGCGATACAGCGAGCGTCAGCGAAGATTGCGATTCGAACAAGAAATATGCTGAATTGACATACCGAGGCGACTCATTTCTGCATAAGTGTGTTGAGGATGTGAAAGCGCGCTTCCAGTAGCCATCAGATCACAGAGAGGCTCACCCGCGAGCCTTTTGTTTTCAAATCCACCTGCAGCACATAATAATAAGAGAGAAGACAGTGATCTACAGCATTCACAAGAACGCCAGCCTATTTCATATAGTCGTTAAAGGCCGAACGATGCTTCTGATGGAGCTTTTTATGGGCTCAGACCACCAACACAAACTTGGCAATGGTTATCGATTCATGGTTGCTGCTAAGCGACTTTTGGGAGATGGCTGCCTGAAAACGATAGCCAGCAAAAGGGCTGAGGGCGGTGCTCTAGTGCCCTACAAGGATACGTATAAGTACGTGGGCTCAGGAGTCTATGAGTTTTACAACGAAGTTAATGAAGAGCTCGTCAGGGCCTTTTTTGACGATAGGATTGGCATGGATGACCTGCGTTGCATCAAAGGGGACTACTTAGCCGCCCACATCGTTAAGCAAATTGACAGCCAAATGCCTGGCTACAGGGAAAAGTACGCCATGCGAATGTCGAGAGGAGCCTTGGGCTGGGTTTTCGAATGAGCATGCCCCCGCCAGGGGGCTTTTTGTTTACAAACAGTTTTTCTTAACCAAAACACATGCGCAACCCAACCCTGCCTCAGGGCCGCATTTGAGTATCTACTCCTTTTCTGCGGATCTTTTCTTTGCATCCTCCAGAATGCCGGGGACGTGCAATGCTACGAAAAGGAGAAAGGAGAAGGCTTTCATACTGTTTATTTCGGTGCCGTAGTCTGAAACCTCCCCATGCATGACCTGATGACGATTTAGGGCGTCAAAAACCTTACCAGTTTCGCGAACCTTTGCGTTACGGGCTCCCTGGCTTTTCAGGATATCGAGCTCATGTAACTCCAGCGCTGGAAGCAGACTGCCCATAGTTTTTGCGTCAGCACCAATTTGAGTACTCAGCCATTGACTTCCCTTGATGAGATTCTGCCCTTTCACCTTGTCCATCGCTGAAGGGATGCCTGTCACTTCAGAAAAGATGCCATCTGCCTGAGCCAAGAATACAGGAATGCTCAGCGAGTAGCCGGCTGGAGCGAGGCTTCTGTGAGCGTTAATTGCCGCATGAATGGCAGTTGTGCGAGACGGATATTTTTCTGCCAGCAGCTCCGAGTAGTAGTCCCAATAATCGTTGTAGTAGGCCATCAATATTGTATCGATGTCACTAGCGCTCTTGGCTTCCCGAATGCTCTCCGTAAGCTCCATCACATCCTGAAATCCGCCTTGCCAGTTAAAAAACCAACCCTCACGGGAAGCTACTTTCATGGCTTGGCTTGAGGCCTCAGGGAAGCTCTCCAGGCGCTCCTGCACATGCTTCCAATCAACGCTAGCAACCCATTGGATCACTGGCGCAATCTGGGTGCCTATATCAGACAACCATTTGCCAAAAGACAGCAGGGACTCCTGGATGTGAGGGGCGTGCTTTTGGAGTGCCTGAGCCAATACCTCCGCAATCCGCTGATTTTGGAGGTTTATGGCTTCATCGATGACATTTTTCTCGGGCATGAGGGCGCTCACCTACCTGGCGGGGCCTTTATTTAGCCACAACCAGTCGCCGCAGGCGATGAGCTCGCATTTCTCGCTACAGATACCCCAGGCCGCAGCTGGATCAACATGCAAAGCCTGGGGCCTGTGCTGCACGATTTTGCAGTCAAAAAGCTTTTTGAAAGTCTACCGCGCTGACCAGGGCAAGGAGCACCTGGCCTGGGTTTCTGAGCTCGGGCTGGCGGGGGATCTGGGGCTATGATGCCTGGCGCTGCATCCAATAGATCGACGCCTCAACAACTTCCAGAACTCGAAGCTTGAGCGTCTGTTCCATCAAGTTCATGTCTCGTTTGTACTTTTCAAAAGTAGCTACGCATGCTGGATCAAGGCGCTGCTGCTCGCTCAGCTCGTTGCCGAGGTTTTCAGGGAATGGGTGCAAGGGCCATGAACCATACTGATCTGCCAGCAGCCGCACTTTGTCTGTGAGAACCAGCCAGTCGAGCGCATGGTCAGGTGATATTGACGCTGCCAACGTAAGGCCGTGCTGGAAATCCGGATACCTGGAGTGAGCGGTTTCCATTGCAAATTTGAGCTTGAGAATTTGAGCCCCCGTAACAATCGAGCTCTTGTGGGCCTTCAAGTTGTCCAGAGCCAGGATGGATGGGTCGATCGATGTGATCGGTGTTTCGTGACCGAAAACCCGAGTGCGCTCGTAGGCGTCAATGACGGAGGCTAGGATCAGATTCAAAGGCGTTAGCGTCAGCGTCTCCCTTCGGTAGCTGGGTATGAGCTCGATCACTACATAGAACACATACGCAGAAAACAGCCCGACAAGAAGGTCACTGCTGACACTACCGGTGGCCTCGGCAGAGAGAAAGGCAGCAATCTTGCCCCCTTTCAGCCAGGGCCAAACCTCCAGCTGGAGGTTGATCAGGATGATGAGACCCAGAACAGTGAGAGCAGCTGCTAGTAGCCACTTTTCCCTCGTTTCACGCCATACCCACATGACCCAACTCTCCCTGAAATCCGGCAAGGATACCGGCAGGGAGGCCGTTTGACATCAAAACATGGCGTGGCCCATCTCTCCTGCGAGCGACGGCTCACAGGACATCATTCGCCAATTGCGGTTTGGGCGGTCTTTTTCTCTAGGCTGCACAACATAACGATTGCAGATGCGGTCATGTGCAAAACGTATGCAGCGATCTCAGGCTCAACTTCTGAGACCTCCGAGCCTTGACCGTGCCCACCCTCCTTATTACGGATGGTTGGAACACTGCTTTCCAACAAGGTTGAGAGAGCATTCAGGTGGTTCTGGTGATACGACGGCAGGAAGTTATTAGCCAGGAGTACAGCCAGAAGCCTTTTAGCTGGTGAGGTCTTATCGTACTCCCACCCTCGAAGCTCCAGCACCACCTTGATGGTACTTTCAAAGGCCTTTAGTGCATCATTCAAGGCTTCTTTGAGGTTGCTATGCCGATAGTGCTCATATGCGCCAAGAAACTCATCTCTCGGGCCTGCGTATTCCGCTTGATTCAGAAAGCTTATTGCTGGCTTGACTGCTTCAGCGTGAAGAAACTCGGAGTCTATTCTAAGAACTCTTCCATCATTTATCTCGTACCCCTTGCCATGCTCTTTGAATCGCGTGTTTAACTCGGAAACACACTCGTCAATGTAAGCGCCCGTATCCTCTTTGGGATATCGATAGGTATACGATTTATCTCGGTAAGATTCCGCGATTACGAAGCAGAGTTCAATAGCATCAAGAACTCGATCAATGTCCCGTTCGATTGAAATGAACTGACCCAGCTCATCCATCACTGTTGACCGAGCATGGAGACCTGTCACCAGCTTGTAGACCCCATATTCCCGCCGAAGCACTTCGCAAATGCTTCCGTAATTACGCTCCTGCTCATTACGATCTTGAATGCCAAGTACATCGTCGATCACATAGCATATCTGAGCACGAAGGTTGGCATTGAAGTCGTCGTACGTGTAGACATCGGGTTCCAGACCCAGCTCACGCTTCCTACGTTTTGAATACAAATCGATGACTGGCATAGGCCCTCCCGGCGCTGTGAATGGGCATCATAGCGAGCCGTGGGCCATTTGACATCAAACTGTCAGGCAGCGACGTACTCAGTGGCCAGCCTGTCCGCGTTGTCTTCGATACTGAAGTCGTTGCCCATGATCCCACGGCGCTTGAGCTCGCGAAGGTACTCGTATTGGCTCAGGTCGCCGTTGGCCCTGGCGGTAGCAAGCGCGGTGAGCTCCTGGGCATTGGCGTTGATGCCGTAGTCAGTGTTGATGTCCACCTGGAAATCAGCGTTCGACACACGGCTGAAACGGGCGAGCATTCCGAACACAGTCTTGAGGGCAGACGCTGTGGCCGTGGCCATCGAAGCAATCTGGTTGTTGGTGTCCGAGGCGTTTAGAGAACGGCCAGTCGCTGTTTCGACCACACCAGTGTTTTGGAGCATCTCGTTGCCATGTGACGCCATCAGCACCTCCAAGTCTTGAAGGCTGTCCCTGCCGGCAGTGATCGCAGCGCCCGTGTGCTCAACAAACTTGAGATCTGCACCCTCGGCACTGCACATGATCGCGCTATCGACACCGATCTTGACGACTGTGCCCTCAGGAATTCCTTTGCCGAACAGGATTGGCACCCTGGCAACGTGCAGGATGTTGTCCTGGTCGGACTGGGACTGCCAGTGCTTGATGTTCATGTGCGCCAGATCCTTGAGCGGAGGCTCGCAGAACAATGTGCCCCTGGTATCAGCTGGGTTTGAGTGAATCGCCACCACCGGAATCTCCGAGAGCCCGAAATCCCTCCAGGCCTCGATCTGCACGTAGTCGGCACCGTCAGACTCTTGCCAGATTGCCCACAGCACTTTGCCGTTGACCTTCCTGAACACGCGCACCCGGCAGACCGTTTTCTCGCCCCACTCACCATCCTCGACGGTTGCCTTCTCCGAAATCCTGATCTCACGCAACTTATCATCCTCGTCGAGCTTGTAGCCCAGGATGTCATCACCGCTGAGCCAGTAGGCATAGGGCTGCCCGCCGCCGATAGGTGCATCAACACAGAGGAAGGACGACCCGTTCCACAGCGCATCCTGGAACGCCATCGCCGCCAGCGCACTCACCGAAGTCCCTTTACCGTCGATGTTGCTGCTGAACAGCTCTGCCAGCTCAGGGTGAGATTCCGAAACCACAGCTACAGGTCTTGAGAAAGGCTTTGCAGACAAACTCTTTACGACCCTGGCCATGCGGTTGTTCAGGTACGTCCTGCATAGCCGTTTTTTGTACGACTCCGGGGTCTCGCCTGGCTCGTGCGGGAGAAATTCCTGGCCAGCAGCGCGCATTGCATCAGTGCCGCCCCGGAGTGCTCGGATGGCCCTGCGATCTGAGAAGTATTTGGAGCAGATTTCGGACTTGTCTTGTACTTTCACGGTCTTTTCGACTCTTATTATGGCGTTTATTTAACCCATTATCCCATGAGAGACAGTGGTAACTGGGCGCTTCCAGGTCAGGCGATATGCCAGCGCATCCCATGCATGATCGTCAGGCCCTTTGGCCACGGCATCGAGTTGATCGTCGTCACGCTGCAGGAATGGCAGGGTCTTAATCAGGAATTTCGCAGCAGGGAAAAAGTATATGTGAGGGTTGGATGGATCTTGTACCTTGGTGGCCTGCAGCCGCCCAAACATGAGCTGCGCAGAGGTCACACGGGAGCCGGGAGACTTGTCAGAGTTCACAAAGTCGATGCCCTCAGCCTTCAAGTCCTTGGCCACTGTGGGTGCATTTCCCTGATCGACCTTTGAGCCGTTGTAGATCTGATTATCTGCTGGCCCTGGAGCGACTTTTTTGTGAGCACTCAACACCCCAGTCAGCAGCTTTTCCTCTTTCTGTTTGAGGCGTGCCCCGATCTGGCGAGCAGAGAGGAATAACCCAGCATCCGGGCGTGCCTGCTTGCCAGTTTTGGGATCGATTTCGGTGCCGTAATCCTCGCCAATCACAACCAGGCTGCCCTTCGGAGGACAGAATTCACGATTCCCCACTCGCACAGATTCCCCGTTACTCTCGGCAACCCAGAGACAACAAAAGGGGGTGCTCTGCCCAAAGTCGAAGCACCGATCGACCTTCCAGTCAACAGGGATCTGGAACGGATCAAGCAGCAGGTTTTGAGACCAAACGGGGCCAAACATCGCTCCTGTATCGACGGCTTCCCAGTCGCCCTCCAACCATGCAGCCCTTTTGGCCGGATCGGTGAGCTGGGCCAGGTAGTTTCGGATGTAGCCGTCGTCGATGTAGTGATTCTGAAAGATGGTGCCGAACAGTGCTGTGCGTTGCCTGGTGCCATCGGCGTTGTATGTGATCTCGCCGGGCTTGCGCCCCTCAATGAAGCGCTCATACACCCAGGTTCTGCCGGCGCCCCAGGGGTTTGTGGTGCTGCGGACTTGCAGAGGTGGCGGGAGTGGTTGTGATGGGGTCGGTTGATACGCAGTACGGAGCGTCGACATCATTGCTTCGTAGACTTCGATCGTTGACCACGTTGCCAATTCGTCAAAGCCGATGAAGGCGTACTGGTGACCGTGGAATTTGCCGTCGTACTCCCGGACGTGTTTGATGTGATTGAAGATCAGCACCTCGCCCGTGGGGAAAGTCCATGAGTGCTTGGTCTCGTTCCATACGGCACCAGGGAAGATCCTGGGAATGAGCATGCCTGCAGTCTTCACCAGGTCAGCAAGGTGCTTGAACTCTTTCCGCAAGATGATCCCGCGCCAGTACGCACCCCAACCTTTTCCCACGTGCTGCAGGAACGCCATGATGAGTGCATCAGATTTGCCATTGCCCCTAGAGCCATGGAACAGCACTTCCCGAGTGAGGTACTGAGGCTGACCCAGCACAAGGAACATCGACTGCGACCCAGGCAAGGGCTTCCATATGATGTTCTGCACAGCACGTGCAAGCGGACGGATCGCCTGGAAAGCACTCATGCCCTGAAGCCCGCTTCGCGGTTTGCGCACAAGCCGTTTTTGCTTACAAACACAGCTTCGAGAACCACCATTTCGTGAAGCTTGCGGGGCTGCTGGGATTTGGGGTCTGGGTCGTGTGCCTGGTGACCGTCCCAGTACACTGCATGCAGGTTGTAGCCGCTGCGGGAGAGGATCGTCAGGATTGCGGGACGGTCTCGGACAACGTCGATGCTGCAGGGGTTGCCGGTGGTTTGGAGGTGTTGGTAGAAATCTGGAAAGGTTGCGTAGACCGGGCTCAGGCCAAGGCTCAGCAGGGCGTTGCAGGTGTCCGCTGCTGTTGTGCCACGCAGGTCTGCCTGGGGCCCAAAGCACTGCTGGGCTTGTTCGTAGGTGAGACCGAGTGCATTCGCCAGGCTGGCAATTCCGCAGTCAGTCAGAGTCCGTTGGGTGATCATTTGAGAGCTCTTTTGTTTTTGTTTTTGCGAGCTGTAGGGCGTCTTGTTGTTGCTGTGCGAGCACCTGGGCAATGTCCGCGTCGATCATGGTTGTGGGAATGAGTGCGATGCCTGTTCCTGTCTCACCTCCCTCCTGACGGATTACGATTTCACGGCGTGCAGGGGCGGCGAATTGGTCTGGGAACATGCGCTGGAGGATATCGATGGCAACCCTCGGATCTTGCATTGCTCCTTTGAGCGCGGCGTCGGAAAGCCTTTGCCCGACCTTTGCGCGGGAGGCCTCGATCGTGTCCAGAAACTCCAGCAGGAGCTCGTCATTCGGACTGAGATTTTCGCGTCCAGGGTTGCCGTCAGCTATGTCCTGAGCCTGGGTTTTCCAGTAGTAAAATGTGGAGCGAGGCAGCCCAACACCACCGACCGCGACCTCGATTAATGGGGTCTTGGTGAGGGCTAAACCGAGGCGCTTGATGAGATCTCTGGTGAGTGATTTGGCAGCCATGATCACTCCAGGAGGCGGATGCCGTATTTGGCGATCATCAGCGAGTCAGAGATGCCATCTTTGACTGAGGGGGTGCCGTCTTTGCGCTTACGCCCGTAGATCCCAGGGGCCTTGAAAATCTCGAATGCAACCTCGGCGGTCTGCTCCTTTGAGAGCCCGATCAGGTACTGGTGGCCTTTCCATTCCTGGGGTGTTGCGAACACCAGTCTGGCTGCGTAGACCTCTGACAGGGCCCGCACAACGCCATAGGAATCGCCGAAGCTAAACATCGACACGACACCCTGGCCTGGGCGCGCACCGACTTTCTCGATGACAGCCAGGTCAATAGCATGGGATTCAAAGATCGCCTGAAGACCTTTCGGGCAAACCTTATCCTTGCCACCGACTTTCACCGTGGGCATGGAATAAGTTGCAATGAGGTTCAAGTTCTCGTCAATGACTGACAGACCTCCGGACTTGCCGGGGTCGATACCAAGGATTAAGCGCATGGCGGGACTGACTTTATTATTGTTATTGTACAGTCATTGTAGCACTTGCTGATTGTTGTTTGTGCGCAAAAAAGCCTGGATGGCTATTCATTCCGTCTGCGCTGAGTTGTTCTTTCAGAGACGGCAGGTTACGCCCGAAGTTTTGAACAAGCCATTTGTAACGATCGGACTTCCGGAAAGCGGCTTCTTGGCCCTCATAGCAATAGTCGAAGCCTTGCTTTTTGGCCCAGTCCTCCATCGTCATTGAAGTGCCATCAACACGAGGCTTAACCCATGGGCATTTGATATTGCGATTTGAGAAGATGAAGACGATGTGAATGTGGTTCTGCTTCGCAGCACAGATGTATTTTCTAGCAGTCTCAAGATCCGCGATAACCCCTTTGCCCTCGTAGACGATTCGATCATTTAGGGGGTCGATCCAGTCTGGCTGGTAGCTATGCTCGACATAGTAAGGAATCTTGTAAGCGGAAGGCTCGTAATCGAAGCCCTTCATGCCGCCGAAGTGCCCCATTCTGAATTCACTCCAGCTCCGATATGGGCGCGGGTAGCGAGGCAGGTCTGGAGTCTTGATGATTGACTCACCATCCTCAAACTTGCGCTGGTATGCCTGACGATTGTAGTCATTCCAAGGGAAGGCTTGCTCGACTTCATAACAAGCATCAGCACATAGCTTGAGGAGCTCGTTGTCGACATTTAGATAGCCATGTGGCTTCTGGAAGTGTTTGGCGTATGAATCTGATTTAAAGATGTCAGCAATCTTCTGCGGATCTAGACCTTTCACAATGCACTCTCTTATTCTTATTATGTGCTGCTATGATCTTATTATCGTCAATGAGCAAAACATGACGCAACACCTGGTCGCGCCTTTTATTCAATTATCTTAATTCTTTCTTATGCCGGACAACTTGCTGTGAGTTAGGGGCATCCTTGCCTCCGCAATCCCTTAAAGCCCGGTATACCCCTGCATCTGCTCAAGCGACTTCGGATCGATCACATAGTAATAGCCAGACTTACCGCCGTCCTTCCGCTTTGTTTTCAAACCATGCAGTGACATGATTTCGGAGATTGCCCCTTGTTTGCTTCGGTCAGAGACTGAACCTGTGTTCTTGGGCATTTTGAATCCAGCCAGGATTGCTTCGTGCCTGACCGCATTGATTCGATCGTAGAGAGCTACTGAGTCGGCTGGAGTCCAGTTGTCGTTGAGGAGGCCATTGTGCAACTCCTGGACGAGCTTTTCGAAGGTGGTTGATGGCTCGACGAATAGCTTGCGATAGTTGTCCAGCTTCACCTGCCCGACGCCTTCACCCCAAAACTGTGCGTCGTGGAAAGTCAGCTCCTTTCGCTTCAGGCCTTGCTGAGCCTGGTATCGGATTGCGGCAAAGTGTTCAGCTTCGCTGCTGGAGCCGATCTTCTGTGTGCGCTTGGCCTGGGCTTCAGTTGCAGCGGTAGCGTTCAGAAGGGTCAGCGCGGTGTCCTTCTTCACTGCTCTGCGACCGGCGCTGTTCGCTTTGAAGCCCTCAATGCCAAGGTCGTTATCGCTCGGGATCATTTCCAGCTTGAATCCCTGGCGTTTCAGCTCATACGGCAGGGTTAGCTGGATGTTGTCCCGGAGCCAGCCGGTGCGCTTCATGTGATCCTTCCGAGCACCATCGAAGGCGGACTTGGCTGAGGCCTCGAACTCGACGTCAGCAATCTCCTCGCGCTTGTTTTGCGGGTTGCGAAGGCCGATCACGAACTCATTCGCAGTGCGGTCACGGCGCATCATCTGGATTGCGGAGCGGGGAGTCACAGAGCCCTCAAACAAGCCGTAATGCGCCTGGAAGTGACCGCTGGTGATGCTCAGGGCCGAGGTTATTGCAGGTGAGTAAATCACTACCTGGTGGGCCGTGGTATTGGGATTGCTGATGAAGGCTGCTTGGGCTGGCCAACCTGCGGATTTGCTGGTGATGACCAATGGGGCGATGCCAGCCTTTTCCAGGACTTTGCCCAGGGCCTCGGCGTCCCTGGCGATGTCGATTGCGATCAGGGTGTTCTGGCCTGCATGGGCTGCAGAGAGGGCCATGGCACGCACCTGGTCGAGAGCGCCTACTTTGCAGTTGACGTCAGTGTGGGCCTGATCGATCTCGAAGCAGTGAATGAATTCCTTGCCTTTTTTGATCAAGGCGAGGCATTCGTCGTTGACGTCAGCGTCCGCGAAGACAACTGATTTCGCGTTGTGTACGACCTGCTTGAGGGTGTTCCAGACGACTTCGCGCTGCTGGACAGACCCTTCAAACACGTGATCGAGCACCTGAGCGGCCTCATCAATCACCACCAGATCAACGGCTTTGATGAAGTCGTCAAATTTCGCGCTGATGAGTGAGTTGACAACCACCTTGAGTCCACGGGTTTTCTGCATCTGGCCTGGCTGTACGTCTTCGTAGTCAACGAGACCTGGGATGTCGATGCCCTTGACGATCGAGCGGCGATGGGAAATCACGAGAACCTTCTTGCCGGCGTCCAGGAAGTCGGAGATGCAAGGGTTGATGACGAGGGAGCTTTTACCCCACCCAGTCGGGCATTTGATCAGTGCGCGACGGTCGCAACGAAGGAGAACCGAGCGGAGCCAGGACGTGGAAACTGGCTTATGGACTACAGGGAAGTCATGGCTATCGCTTTTTGAATCGAAGAACGCCTGAACGCGAAGTGTTTTATCGGCGATGGCCATTGCGCATTCAGTCTCACCTTTTCCAGACACCAAGGCCAGGCGCTGAGCGGCGACTGCTTTGTTTCCGGCAATATATGTATCCCTAGCCAATTCGTAAGCTGCTTTACTGAAATTGCCTTCAGTCATCTCGTTTTTGAGCACGAGCAGCGCAACGTCAGACTTGTTCAGTTGATAGACGTTATCTGTGATTTTCCCAGAGAGGGGATCGTAAAGGCCTGACGCGGTTTTAAATGCTGCTTCAACTGCTTTGCTTGCAGAGTTGGAGATGCTCACCAGTCTTTTAAGGCTTGGATATTCGCTCTTAATGTACTGCGTGGAATCTGTGAGGTCATCAGCTGCAACGGTTTGGAAGCCATTGACAGGAAAATCCATGCCGATAATGACCGTATTGCCAGCGCCAGTGATGTTTTGTTCGACCTGATGCATTTCAATTTCTCTCTGTATTGTTGTCGTGCTCTCTTGCACATTTATAGTGTTATCCATGAGCAAAAGACCATGCAACACCTTTTGGGGTTGACACTTGGGTATGTTGAGGTATGCAAGTAACGCTGGGTTGATTGGGGGCTATTGAGGTAACGCCCGGTTGATTTCGGTTGCGCGAGAATGCTGTTCGAGAGCAGGGCGTAACGCAGCGTTGTGATTTTAGTTTTTCTTAACCAAGAGACTTGACCTGCCTACTGGCTCGGGTTTTCATAAACTCATCACAAAGCATCTGCACCCTCAACCGCCCCTTTCTTTTATAAAAGGAGAGACCCGTTGCAGGCGAGGTAGTTTTCTTTGGTTAAGAGAAACGGAAGTAGATTTCCTTTTGTATACCTCGACTCCAAAAATTGACAAGCGAAAAAGGTGTTGCGCAGGCTTTTACTCATATTCAACACTATAAATGTGCAAGAGAGCACGACAACAAGAAGAGAGAGCATCACAATGAAATTCGGCATTCAGTACTCAGCAGCTACTCGACAAGTGAAGAACTGTCAGGCGGCAAGTTTCAGAGAGTTTTACGATAACGTCTTGCAAGCCGAGAGCGTTGTCGAAGAGAAAAGCGGTCGCACTTTTACGCCCGCGATCTTCAGACATCCTGAGCGATTGATCGAACACACGATGGAGCTATCGATGATCGTGTTGGACGTAGATCAGAAGCCCCATGACGACATTATCACCCTGGAAGAGATGGAAGACGCCCTGATCGACATGAACTTCGAGCACTGCATTTATACATCACACAGCAACACTGTCGACTGCCCGCGCTTCCGCGTTGTAATGCCCCTAGACACCCCAATACAACCCGAGGCATTGCCGGCAGTAGCAGCTGCGGTTATCGAATGCCTAGACGGATTCTTCGATGGCCGACTGATCAAGGTTCTCGATCGCTGCTGGCAAGAAGTATCCCGCTGCTACTTCACTTTTATGTCACACCCCGATCGTCGAAGCGCAGCCATGAGCTTTTATAACCCCGGCAAGCCGCTGTGCTCCCTGGATCTAAAACTCGCTCAAAGCAGCTATGGCCTCGACGTCGAATCCTCTACCCCCGGCAAGCCCCGCAAGCCAGGCACCGCTGTAGGCGCAGCAGGCCGTAGCTTCGAGCTCAATCGCATCCTGGGTGGCCTGTTCCGCTCAGCCTGCGAAGATCAGATTGTCCAAAAAATCCTGGAGGTCGACCAGGAACAGAATCCAGGCAGTGAATACTTCCGGGATCAAAGCTACGCCCGTCACAAACCGCGCCCTGGCGAAACCAAAGACGCAGCAGCCCTGCGCGCCTGCAAAGCCTGGGTCAGATCCCACTTGAACTGGCTGCGCCGAAAAGCCAAGGGCATCGACACCACGGTCGTGAACCGAAAGGCTCAGTCCAAAGAGCCAATGCCTACCCACGAAGCCATGATCCGCTTGAAAGACTTTAAGCCCGGCAAGACCAAGGCAGGCGGCGAAACAGCCCTGGCCGAATTCGAAATCGTGTCTGGTGAGCACGCTGGCCGTCACGTCTGGCACCGGTTTTACGGCCAGGGTAACCACCCAACAGCGATCAAGATCTCCAACGAAATGATCGAAAAATTCAAGACCGCCGCCAGTCTTCCAACAGCCAGCTTCGACGATGCTTTGAAAGCAAAAGGCGTGATCGTCCACGCCCGGATCAAGCTAAAGGCAGGGACTGGGGGATTCCCTGATCAAAACGAAATCGGGACGTTCTTCACTCAACCTGTGTCGTGATATGGTCGGCCAGCCTTTGGTGCCATCATGTGCTGGCCCCCATCTCACGAGACTTTGGAAATGGATATTCGCTTTTTCTTTGAGCAGCGCCTGGAGTTCATCAAGCAGCTTTATATCAATGGCTCAGCGCCCTTCGAAGAGCGCATGAGCAAGATCGTGAATGGGGAAGAGCCATTCATTCCACCGTACAGTGAAGATGGAGAGCCACCATTTCAGCTCGAATGGGAGGAAGCTGATGCATCGATACAAGTGCTGGGCAGCTCTTGTCTTTCGATGATATCCGCATCACTACACATCTACCTGGTGGCTTGGCAGAACCGTCTAGGGCCTGCTCCAGATTGCACAAAGTCTGCATTCAAGAATGGATGGCCAGCAGGGTATCAGGCTTTCTACGAGTCACACGGTTCAGCTAAATTCGACACTGGCCCATTCGATTACTCACTTGTTTCAGAAATTGTCTTGGCCCGAAACAGCATTCAGCATGACGAATCCCTGACATCCAACACCTTCCGATACAGAGACAGCGACCTCCCGAAGCTACCGAGCCCTTTCTTCGTCAGTGACCAAGATAAAGAGCTAGCGAAGCAGATCGATGATGGTGAGAGAAGCTGGCTCTACCCGCCGCGCATTCACATCACCAAGGAAAAATTCCTACACATGATCTCTGAAATTTCGAATTTGGTTGAGTGGTTGGAAAAGCAAGGCGAGCAAATCCAATATCGGCAGTATCTAGAGCGTAAGAAACTGCGTGAGAGCAATCAGAGCTAGATCATCAAGAAACTCAAGAGCCTCTACCCAGGGGCTTTTTCACGCCCTCACGGATTGACAGCCAACTACTTTAAGTTATACAGCAGATCACACTATTGCTTTCAAAATGTCGCTTTGACAACCAACTAATCTTAGGTATACGCCTTGACAATCTGTTGTGCGCACAATGACTCAATGCCATAATCTAACCATAACAACAAGAAAAAGGAACTCGCCAATGAATTATTTCACAGAACATCTTTCGAACATGTCTATAGAGCGGAAACTTGCACGGATTAAGAGCTATCTGAACTTCCTGCAGCTCCCAGGCATCGACCAGACATTCCTGGATTTGCTATTAATGTCCAGAGAGCTTCATCAGTCTTCGATGTGCCGTGGAGACACAAGTATCATTGACGTTGCGGACTCAATAGATGAGTTTGTACGCAAGACGCTAGATGAAGCTTGCGAACACATTGACCGACCATACCACGCAAAGACTTATGAGAACGAATCTACTGGCATGTAAACCCACCAAACTTTGCACTCAAAAAACCCAGCAGCTTTTGATTTATCCCCACATACAGCACTGTGGCAGTGGTAATATATAGATGTAGGCAGTTCCTCTCTCTTACTGCCTATGCCTTTATTGTTGTGTGCTGCACCCAATCCCTGGCCGGGCCTCTCTCTCTCTCCTGGCCGGGGCTTTTTTATGTTGCCAATTTGTCAATTTCGTTACCATTCGTCAGGAAAGCAATGTGAGAAAGTTGGGGCAGTGTCAGACAACAGCCGGAATTGCTGGGGTTGCTGGGAGTTGTTGTCTGATACTGGGTGTTAGTACACTTAGTTGATTATTTCCCGACGGTTTACAGGGATATTGATTGCTCTTAGCCTTGTTCATGTCGGTTGACGACACAACAGAAAAGAGAGCGAAACGATGGGGATGTACGAGCGGATTCCGAATGACCTTATTACTTCAAGCCAGGCGGCTGAGGTGCTGGGGGTGAGCATCAACACATTGAAGGTCTGGCGCTCCAGAAACCCCAACTTGGGTTACTACAGGGGTCACAACCGCGAGATTCGTTACTCGCTGAAAGAATGCCAGCAGTACTACCGCCGTTCGTTCCAGCGCGTTGTGCCTGGGTCTGGCGCGCAATGAAGACGCCCTCGGCTCGACAATTTATTATCAAAAATGATAGTTTTCTGTGGAGTCAGTCGAGGGTGAGTTATGAATCGAAAGCTGCTGCTGGAATCGTGCAGAACGCTGGCAGCTGCCGGGGTGTGGTGCATCCCTGAATCGACTCTGATCGGGTTTGCGGGGTATCCAGACAAAGCTTACTTCCGCGTTGCCATGGCCAGGCATTTTAGAGCCGGCATCATCGAGAAAATCGCCCCCAAGCTTTACGCCAATCCCTTCCTGCGCCCACCTGCGGCTGGGCTGTTTCGCTTAACCAATTTTCTAAGGCCATTGGACAGCTTTTATCTGAGCTGTGAATCGGTGCTCAGTGAGCATGGTTGGATCAGCCAGCTGCCTTTCTGCCTGACCTTCGTTACTACTGGCCGAAGCTATCGATACAGCACGTTGCTGGGTGACATCGACTTCGTGCACACCGAAGAAGACCCCGCAACCTGGTTAGGCCATCTGCAGCGAAATGAAGACCGTCAGGTATGGGAGGCGTCCCCTGAGAGAGCCCTGGCCGACCTGCAGCGCTACAAGCGCAACCTTGATCTCGTCCTGCCCGAATCCGAGCGCCCGCAATAGCCTCTCGCGGCGCCATGGCTTATTATCCCCGATATTTAGATCCGGGGCCTCGACATGCCAAAGCCATCTGCCATTGAGCTCAAGCGCAACCAGCTTGCCCGACTCAAAGCCAATCTCGACGAGTGCGGCTTTCGCTTGGCCGAGCCATTGGCAGCAGAAGACCCGCACACAGCTATTTTGCGCGCAAACGCGCTGTCCCAGCGCCTTAGCCTGGGGATGCTCATCTCAAGGGGTGGTGAGACGAAAGCCTCTCTCTCTAAGCAGCTTGCGCAGCTTCCCGCAGTGCATGACGTGTTCGCGTTTCAGAAAGCCCCGGAAGTCCATCTGCGCGTTGGAAAGATCGCAAAGTCGGATGAACAAGCCTACGTCGAAATGGTTGCTGAATTCACTCGCGAGCTTGAGGAGCTGAATGGCTTTGAGGTCGAGCAGGGAGAGGAGATATCAACACCTGAGTCGATATCCCAAAGGATCGAGTCAGCGCCAAAAATTGGCAGGCCATCAAAGACCCCTCTCGAAAATCTAGATCGGGGCTTGGCAGAAAACTACGGCATAGCCCGCCTTGCTTTAGCGAAAGCCATGATCAACGAAGAGAATCCGAGATCGATGGGCCGCCCTGCACGGACAGTGGCTCAGGTTGAGGCGGACTACGCCCAGCGCAAACAGGATCTGGACACCTCGATCACTGACCTAGAGTCCAAGCTCAAGGGTGTGGAAATCCATGATCGGGCCAGCAAGATATACCGAGACGTTCTGGCTCAATTCAAACGGCTAGTGAAGGAGCTGGGAGGCGTAGACCAGATCGAAGCCAGGTCAGAAGTCACGCGCCTGGAAGGCCATCTGAAATTCCTGAAGCAGGATCGAAAGCGCTACATCGAACTCGGCGAGCCCGACTTGCCCTTGGAGCACCATAACTCCCCACGCCACCACCTGTTGTCAGCAAAAGCAGAGCTGGCAGCAGTTCGCGACGTATACGACCAGCTGACGCTTCCGAGAGAGATCAAGCGCCTGAAAGACATCGAGGCCAGGAAAGCCAAGTAGCCCCTCCAGCTCCAGCCCCCAGTCAGCTTTGTTCCCGAACACCTCGCTGGACGGCTCAAGCCGGGGGCAGCGTTGGTCGCGGCTAGAGCCAGATCGACAGAATGTACAAGATGATCAGCAGGTTGAACCCGTTGCGACACAGATTTTTAATCGTAGTCATTTCTCGCCCCTGCCGACATATTATGGCAGTTATTAACTCACAGGTTCAGATCTAAATCAAGCTCAATGCCCCAGTTTTGCTGGGCATTTCACGTATGTCTCTCGTACCTACCTGCATTAGTACACTAAGTTTACTTTCAGTATATTGCCAATTTGTCAATTGTTTTCTCTGATAATTCCGACGAACGGCATTGCCAAGATCTCGATTTGCCAACATATTGATGTCAGACGGGCTGCGCAGTGTCGCCCGATTTGAAGACTGGGCAGAGTGAGATGAATGCGTGTGTGAGGGTCGAAGACATTGAGGTAGCCATTGACAGGGCAGCTGCAGAGCGCGAGCGTGCGAGGCTGGCTGAGTCGCTGGGCTATTGGACAGAGAGCCAGGTTGCGATGCTGGCGGGCGTTAAAAAGTCGACGCTAGAGTCCTGGAGGAAGCGAGCGAAAGGGCCCGACTCTATTCTCTTCGGAAACGAGCCCCTTTACTCGATTGCAGACGTTAAAGGCTATTTCGACAGCCTTGCTCAAGCCAAATCAGACCGTAGTCACATCCGAGCCGCGTTGTGAACGATCCTCGCTTGCACGGCGAAGAGCTTTCCTCCGCTCCTGCAGGTGGACTGACTCGGGATTGATGTGTGTATATCGACGCAGAGTCTTCCAATCTTTATGGCCAGTGAAAAGCGCTACGGATTCGATATCAAGCTCGCGGGCAAACAGATCTGTCGTTGCTGTGTGCCTCAGGTCATGAAAACGCAGATCCTCGATACCAAGGGCTTGGCAAGCCCTGGTAAACGAAGCACTCACTGAACGATGGTTGTAAGGGAAGAGCTGACCTCGCCTCCTGCTTCCCATGGCTTTGAGAATCGGCTCCACAAAGTCATCAAGAATCGGAACAACGCTGTGGTTGCCCTTCTTGTCAGTGGGGTGCTTTCTATCTCTTACCACCATCACGCGACGTTCTAAGTCGACATCCTCAATACTCAGCGCACAGATTTCTTCCTGGCGCAGCGAAGTTAGAGTTGCGAACTCCATGACAGCAATCATATCAATCTGAGCGCGTTGCATTTTCCTGTAGTGTCCAGCCAGCTTCTCGATTTCCTCTGGTGAAGCGACTCTCGTTCGCTCTGTCGATCGAACCCTCAATCCCCTCTGTTTCAATGACCTTTTAACATCAACAGTGATATCCGGGTTGACGTTCAACTTGCGAACATAGCGAGCCCAACTTAAGACCGTCCGGAGATAGGCTAGGTCGATGCTGATTGTCACTCCGCCAGCGCCATCCTTTACGCGTCTGTCGACGAAATCACGTACGATGGCCTCTGACAGAGATCTCAGCTTCACATGACCAATCTTGCGCTTGAATGACTTCAGCACAGCGGCCTTGTTCTTGCCGAAAGGCTTCACTCCACCAACATCTTCTTCGTACCGGACAATCAGATCCTCCAGATTTGCGTCCTTGTGTGGATCTATGTACTCGCCCGTGCTGGAGAGCTTGAGCTGCTGCTCGATCTCTTTCGCCCACTTCCTGGCGGTTTTTTCGAGATCGAAGGTCTGTGCCCTGTAGAATCCTCCAATCCTGACCTGAGCGCGGGTCTTGCCCGAAGGGAGTCGTGTAAATGTCGCCATGCCCGTGTGCACCCCGTGTGCAAAATCGTCTAGACATATTATGGACACTATTTAGACCGTTCAAGCCCTTCGTGTGCACCCCGTGTGCACCAGCTGCACAAATCACGGTAAAATAACTCAATTTGAATTGCAAAATATCCTTATGAATCAACAAGTTATGTCGCGCAAATTTTCCGTTGCGCCGATGATGGATCGGGTCGATCAAAAATGATGAACCATTAGATACTGGGTATTGGGGAGACCTGGTGTTTTGCTGTAGCAAAATCTCAGCAAATTTGAAAAGGTGATTTCGTAAATTATCAAGCAGAAGTGCTATCCCAGGCCGACATTGCGAGTACTCCTTCAGGCACAACTCGTCAGCTCGTTCTTAGTGATCCCGGATTGAATCCTTACTGTACACAAATACAGTATTAGCTGGGCCTCATCATGGACACCGACATACCCGGCTTCGAGCTTAGTAATGCCGATCCTCAATAAACTGCTTCAGTAGCAGAGCCACCTGCGCTGCATTTTTAGCTCTCAAGTTTCGACTTTTGAGAGATTCCTACACATGTAAACGCGCGAACGGATGGCTAAACTTAATATTTAAAGTAAGCGATCACCAAGGCAAAATAAAAAATTTTTGTGTACTTGGCTAGCGCCGACTATACTATCTAGAGTATATCGCGCCAGAAGCAATAACTAAGAATTAACCCCAGAACCCACAGATTCTTTCTTATGATAATCCAGCATCGAACCTAAGAATTAGAGGCAGTGAAATGTACCTTGTGAAAAGCTGCGAAAGACAACACAACATAAAAAATTGCAACACCATTATGCTTGGAAGCCTTTACTACTATAGAGCCATAGAAAACCCAGAAATAGCTGATAAAGATGAAGGAAAAGCCACCTACGAGATTGAAATTACCGGCCCTGCAATTATAAAGAAGAAGTGGCTGAATGTAATTTTGCAGGGGATATTCTCGATAGATGAAGGCGCTGAAGAGACTCAGATTGCTCATGGGTTATTAAAACCCACCATCCACAAATATCAGTCCACCGGAGAAGGAAAAGACAACGTACGAATCGAAAAGCTTCACGCAACAATTGAAAGAGATTCTTTCAATGAATTCATATATTGCATGTCCCTATTCGAAACACCGCCCCGAGACCCTAAAATATTTTCAGGATACGATGACTATTGGACAGTGGAATTAAAACACGCCGATGCTATTGGCGGCATCATAGCGAGATTGATTGGCAAAGCCATAGTGGAAGGGCGCGACTCAGGAAAACACGTAATTGACCCTTTGATTGATCTCGAAACCGTCGACTGCTTATTCAGGTGTGATAGCGTTATGTACACATCGAGAAAGCTCGAAATAAATGAAGCAAATAATATCGAAGCAGAAGAATTCTTAAGCAAAATCGAAGACATTGCCTTTATTAAACCAAAAAAATTTGAATCCGAAAATGAATTTCGCTTTAGCTTTATTATCTGCTCGGGCAACCGAATACTAGAGATTATGCCAGAACACTTAATACTTGACTCAACCGAGATCAGAAAACTAATCATCTGAAACCTTAGCTTTTGACATTTAGGAACTTTTCGATACGTATTATGAGTATGAGCCATACCATAGGTATTTTCACTCATACAGCACAACAATATTACACAATCATGCATTTAAATTAGCACGAGCCAAATGACCTAATTTCTCACCACAACGAGCCTATGATTAATTCATTAATCGACTACAGGAAATTAATAGATGCCTGACTATGACCAGCCAACTAGCAGGAACATTCCATTACCTGTCCAGCGAGAAGTACGCCAAAGATGCGGATTTGGATGCGTAATTTGCGGACTGCCATTGTACGAATACGAACACATGGAAGAATGGGCAATTGTTAAAAGGCATGTAGCGGATGAGATCACACTCCTATGCGACCAACACCATCGCGAAAAGACAGGTGGCTTGCTACCTAAAGAAGCAGTATTAGCTGCAAACTCTAAGCCTTACAATCTTCAGAAAAACACCCCAAAGCCTTACACTTTTCATTTTTTTGGAACCCACGCGGAAATAATACTCGGCGGCAACAAGTTCACTTGTGAAGACAAAGGCTATGGCACGACTGTCGCAGCGCTAGTAATAGACAACCTGCCTCTTGTTGGATTTGTCATCGCTGACGGCCACTTGCTTTTCAACCTGGTTGCTTTTGATGAGTTCAACCAAAAAATTCTACACATAAAAAACAATCATTTATTCTACGCTACTATGCCTTGGGATATTCAGTTAGTAGGACGGACCCTAACTATAAGAGAAGCCCATCGAAAAATATTGATTGAAATTGAGTTCTGCCCTCCCAATAAGGTAATAGTGAATCGAGGAAGATTCTTATTCAACGGCGTGGAAACGCTAATAAGCCCTGACAGACTCATGATAACAAATAACTCTATCAGCTTGATTCGAATGGCTGCAGTAGATTGCCCGATAGGCCTTCGCGTAGGAACTGGAAATAGCGGACCAGCAGCCTTCGCATTTGACCAGATACCAAGGTATAATTTCGATCGCACTCAAGCAGAAGAATTTGAAAATAACCTCATGAATAATTAAACGGATAATTCACACGAACAATAAACCCTTTAAAAATCATTAACACCTGTTCATTTTATTATTTGACTTATAAAACTTTGACAAGCCTGTAGCGCCCTCAATCCATCGTCGCCATCACCGGTGATGCCGACAATTCGTTGAGCATGCGCTGGGTCAAGTTCGGCTCGCGTGGCTCCATGAACCACGCCGCCGGCGCCGGCGGCGGCTCGCAGCCCACCGTCACCACCTGCGGGGGGACGGGCGCCGGCGTTGAGTAGGACTGACAGCCGCAGGTCAGCAGTAGCAAGCCTGTCACGCAGGCGATCGCGCTCATTTTGAGCATGGGTGAGTTCCTTGTGGTGAAGTTGGTCTTGCGCCTGCAGGCGCTGCTCGAGCGCCCCGCGCTTGGCTTGTTGCTGCTGTACCTGCTCCAGGACCATCGAGACAGCGCTGGCCTGCCGCTGGGCAGACTGGCGCTGCATGTCGGCCACCTCGCGGCCCTTGCTGGCCAGCTGTCGCCCGTACTCATTGTCCTGCCAGAGCCAGGCGCCCCGACCACCGACGTACAGGCCCAGCAGCAGTACCAGGATCGCCAACCGCCAGTTCAGGCCCATCACTGCAGTACCTGCAGCGCGGCCTTGTAGAACGCTTCACGTTCCTCCAAGCCGTTGGTACCGCCGTTGATTCGCTTGGTGATAGTCACGAAAGCCCCCTTGTCGGCCAGGCTGTTTAGCCCCTCCTTGTGCCAGAACCAGGCCGCCGAGTTCGCCGCGTGCTCTGGCTGCTCGAGAAGTTCGGGGTGGTTGAGCAGGTCCAGGCCCAGGGCCTCACCGCAGCGCGCGTGATTGTCGCGCCCAGTGATCTGGATCAGGCCGTGGCCGCGATACTTCTGCCCGTCGCCGTCAGCCTCGGGCGTGTTGCCCAGCCGCGCGGCCAGGGGGCCGGTGTCGTACTTGGCCAGGTACTTGTCACTGCCCAGCTCGCGCACGTAGCGGAACTGCCCGGACTCGTGCCCGACCTGGGCCAGGAAGGCCGCGCGGCGCAGTCTGGTGACGATGCCCCATTTGCCCATGGCCGCATTGAGCGCAGGAACAAAAACGCCGGCGTTGCGGCCGGCGTTGGGGAAAATCTGCTGTAGCTGTCGAACGGTGATGGTCATCTTGCTTCTCCAGATAGGGGGCATGGCCCCGCGTTACACCTGCACCACACGAAGCGGTTTGTCGGTTTTCTTGGTCTTCTTGCCTTTGGCTTTTGCCTTGCCCTTCTTGCCGCCGTTGCACTCCACGGTCGTGGTCCACCCGGACTGGGTGAACACTTGATCGACTCCGTCCACCAGGTACTCGCCGTCCAAGCCAGGCTTGAACCCTTGGGCGTTGATCGAGCGTTCGGCGAACAGATCAGTGCGCCCAGGCATCTCGAGGCGCACGCCGGCGGTGCTGCGGTTGAACGCTGCCAAACGCGCCTTGGCGGCCTGCTGGGCAGCGGTCTTGTTGGGGTAGACGTGCCGATCGGTATGCACAGGCGGCAGGCTGTCCGGGGCGTCGTCGTTGCCCAGCTCGACCACCTGCAGCTTTCCAGTCTTCTGGTCTTGGTGCTGGGTCTTCACCGCCTTCTGCGTGCTGCGATCGCCAAGCCGAAATTGGTACCGGTTCACGTCGGTCTTGTTGATCGTCACCACCGACATGGCCTTGCCGGTGGTGCTCTGCCCGCCTTGACGCGGCATGACCAGCAGCTTGCCTTCGGCCACCTTGGCGGTGCAGTCGTATTGCTTGGCCAGGCGGGTGATGAAGTTAAAATCGGACTCGTTGCGCTGGTCGACGCGCTCGACCTTGGTGGCCACCGAACACACCGGCTCCCAGCCGTTGCGCTTGGCGATGTCGCCGACGATCTGCGACAGGGGCACGTCCTCCCAGCTGCCACTGCGCACGGTCTTGCCGCTGCCGCGCATGTCGCTGGCCTTGCCGCGCACCACGATGGTGTCAGGCGGGCCGGTCAGCTCGACCTCGTCGACCGTGTAAGCGCCCAATCGGGTCAGGGCCTGGCCTTCGTAGCCCATCAGGACCGCGACCTGACTCCCGCGTGCGGGCAGCGCCACGGCCTGATCGCGGTCGTCAATGCGCAGCTCGAACTCGTCCGACTCCATGCCGGGCTTGTCCGAGGTGCGCAGCATCAGCAGCCGATCGTTGATCAGCGCCGTGATGTCGTTGCCGTCGGCGATGATCTGATAGGTAGGTTTCATGTGAGACTCCAGAAACAGCAAACCCCGCACCGGGCGGGGTTCGTGACGCGTAACGCTGCTTTAGCCGAACAGCTGCAGCAGCTCGACGGCAGGTGCCGCCAGGTCAGGTAGGTGGATGAGCAGACCGGCGCGGTACGGCTGCGCCTGCCTGGCCAGGTCCGGGTTGGCCTCCAGCACCGCCTCGACGGTGCCATTGAGGTGCCCGTAATACTGCTGACAGAGCACGTCCAGCAGATCCCCGTTAGACGTTCTGCAGGTCGTTGCCATAGCTCACAAACTCCAAGGTGAAGCCCTGCTTACGCGGGATGCCGCCGGCGAGCAGATTGCTCTGCTCTTCCTCGACGCTGACCAGGCACCAGTCGCCCAGCACCTCGCCATAGCCGGTGACCAGATTCAGCGGCCGTAGGCCTCGCCCGATCGTGCGCAGGGTGTTGAGTTGTTTCAGCCCGCCCTTGTGATGCGGGAAGATCGCGCCCTTGAGGGTGATCTTCTCTTCGCCCAGGCCGACCGCCTGCTGGGCCACGCTCCGGCGCAGCCGCTCCTGACCCGCCCAGCGGAAGGACGCCTGCCGGCGCAGTTCGTCGAACGCGGCCGTGTCGAGGTTGAAGTAGTACGGTTGCACGTTGGGGTCGTGCGTCTGGATGATCAGCAGATGCGGATACGGCGCCACGGCCTGGGGCTTCGGGGTTGCCGAGGCTGCCAGGCTGCTGGACGGCACGACGCTGGCCAGCGCAGGGCTGGTCTTGCCGGCGAACTGGATCACCTTCGCCGAGACCTTGCTGGCCATCTGCTTGAAGGCTCCCAGCCGCTCCTGCACCTGGGAGACCCCGGACACGACACGGTTGTACGTCGACGCTACCTGGCCGACCCGTGCCTGGGCCATGTTAATGGTACGCATCATCCGGCCCAGCTTTTCACTGGCACCTGACGGCAGAAACGGGATGTTCTGCAGGTCCGTGGCCGCGCCGGTGATGTTGACCACGGCAGTATTGAGCGGGGCCAGCATGCCGTCTGCACTCTTGCGACCGGCCTCCCCCGCCGCCACCAGGCCCGACAGTGACGCCTCCAATTGCTGCATGTACGCCATAGCGGTTCCTTAGACATGGGGTTGATCGAACAGCTGGGCCGAGGCCATACGCGAGGCCGCCTCGCGGCTCCAGGACTCGAACAATTGCCTCAGTGGGCCTTCCATCTCACGCAGCAGCTGCGCCGGGTCTTTCACGTCGCCCTGCACGTCGAGCTTGATGCTCGGCGAGAAAGAGAACGCTTGGTCGACCTTCGGCGCCGGCGGCGTCGCTGCCTTAGCCGGAGCGGCGTCGGGCAGTTTCGCCGGCGGCGCTGCGCTCTTGCTCATGCCGCGCACCAGGTCGCCCAGTCCGGCAGGCGGTTGAGGTCTGACGGGATCTGCGCCGGGGAACCGCACCGCACTGGCTGCAGGTGCCGGCACCACGAAGGGGGCTTCGGCCGGTGTCGCCGGCGCAGGCTTGGCCCTGACCGCTGCGCCCAGCTTTGGCGCCGGACCATGCTGCACGCGTGTCGCCGCTTCGGCCTTGGCTCGCCCCGCCTGCTCGGCTTCGTACTTCTCCCGGTAGCCCGGGGGCACCAGGTCAGCCCCCGGGAAGCGCACCCGCCCGGCCGTCAGTGCCGGCACCACGAAGGGATCTTCGCCGCCTGGGCCGTACTGCACGCCCGACGCCGCCCCGGCCTTGGCTTGCGCCGCCTGGGCTTGCTCCGCTTCGTACTTCTCCCGGTAACCCGGAGGCACCAGGTCAGCACTAGGGAAGCGCACCCGCCCGGCCGCGAGTGCCGGCACCAGAAGCGCGTCCTCAGAATCAGGGTCGCGCGGGTCATACGACACAGCCCGTGTCGGCGGCGCAGGCTGCGGCTTGATCTCCCGATCGGCGGGCGGCGTGACGGGTAATGTTGCTGCAGGTGCGGTGGATGGCTTCGCCTTGGCGCCCTCTGCCTTGGCCTCTTCCGCGTCCTCGCCGAATAGGCGCTTGCCCAGCCAGCCGCCTGCCGACTCGCCACCAAGCCCACCGAGGAACGCGCCGACCAAACCGCCGACCGCTGTACCGATCACCGGAACCACGGACCCGATCGCCGCGCCTGCAGCAGCACCGGCAAGCGTGCCCGCCATGCCACCAGCAGCACCGCCGTAGCCTTCGGCCTTCTCGTCCTGGGTCTTGGCATTCATCGCCACGTCCAGGACCGTAGCGCCGCCATCGATCAGCTTGGCGCCTGGCACGAACTTGCCCAGGCGTGTGACGCCGCGTAGCGCACGGGCGGCCTTGCCCAGCTTCGACGCGCCGGTGAGGGCTGACGGCGCTGCAGGTGGCACGGCTGGAATCTGCGGCTTGGGCACAGGCACCTTGGTCGACAGCTTGGCCTTGGCAGCAGGCCCACCAGCACCGCCCTGTCGCGCGGCGCGGCGGCGCTCCCGGCGCCGTGTCCGCCGACTGCCCTTTGAACCGCCTGCAGGGCCGTTATTAGCGACCCGACTGCCAATCCCACCGATGGCATCGGCATTGACCACGAACACGCGCTGCGGGTCGTTGGCGGCCTCTGCGGCCTCAGTCGAGGCGCCCGGTGCGAATACCTTGCCCAGCAGGCCCAGCCCGGTGTCCAGCACCTTGCTGCCGGTCTTGGGCAGGTTGATAGGCGGCCGCGCGGCCCGGTTGCCCCGATCGGCCATGCCTTCCAGGCTGCGGCCGAGCGCGATGTTGAGTACCCCGCGCCCGATCTTCAACGCACTGCGCGCCGTCACGAAGGCCATCACGGCCGCCGTGACGCCGGCAATGCCCATGACCAGCGGCTGGAAGTCGTCGGCCAAGGCGGTGACCTTGCGCGCGACCAGGGTCAGTCCCTTGGCCGCCAGGTCAGTGGCCGGGCGGATGGCATCGCCAATGCTGCGCATCGAGTCGTCGGCCGCCTGGCGCAGTTCGTCCCACTGCTGTTTCGAGGTCTCGCGGCGCTCGGTCAGGTTCTTGTCGAGGATGCCCGAGGCCTTGCGCGAGTCGGCCTTGAGTTCTTCGTAAAGTCCGCGATTCTGCCCGTAGGCCGTGAGCGCGGCCTTGACTTGCATGTCGGCGAAGATGTCGCCGGTACGCAAGGTGCGCTCCAGCGCCTCGAGCGCGGCCTTGGCCTTCTCCGGGTCGGCCTCCTTGTCGATGTTGGCCTTGGCCTCTTCGATCTTCTTGGCCTTGGCAGGATCGGTCGCCTGGACGTACTTCATGGCCAGGGCCATGGACGACTCGATGACGTTCATGCCCTTCTGCAGGCCAGTGTTCAGCGAACCCTGATAGTCGATGCCGGCGTCCTTGTACGCCTTGACTACGTCGCCGGCGCCGATCTTCTCCATCCAGTTCTTGAAGTTGTTCGCCGCCTCGTCCGAACTGCCGGCGGTCTTCATCTGCACCTGCAGCATCGAGCCGAGCGAGGTCACCGCGTCCAGTCCGGTGATGCCGTTCTTCTCCATGCCGGCGAGCAGCTGCGGGAACCACTTGGCCATATCGTTGGCCTCGAAGCTACCCGCCTGGCCTTGGTAGGCGATCGCCTCCAGGGCCTGCTGCATGACCTTGGGATCGCTGATCTTGGCGTTCTGCTCGAGCGCCTGAATCATCGACGCCGTGTCGACGCCCGAGGCGCCCTGGCCCACGGCGAACTTGGCTGCCACCGGGGCATAGGACATGGCCTTGTCCAGGTCCATGCCAGCGCCGACCAGCTGGTTGACCAGGTCGGCCACGTCGTTGCGCGACATGCCGGTGTCCTTGGCCGTGTCGATCACGGTACGGCTTAGCTGCTGTTCCTCGGGCTTGTTGGCGATGTCGGCCTTGATGGCGATGTCGCGGATGATGGCCTGATAATTTGCGCTGATCGTCGTCGGTACCGCAGCCAGTCCTGTGGCGACCACGGCCTGGCCGATGTTGGACTTGAGCGCACTCTTACCCGCCTGCAGCTGCTGGTGACCCTTGAGCTGCAGGTCGGCCGCCCTCGCCTCGCGGCCCAGTCGCTGGTACTCGCGGCCCAGTCGTCCGACTTCGATCCCCTGCTTGCGCAGCGCATCCAGATTGCCGTCCAGTTTCTTCTGCAGCTTGTCGGCATTGGCCGACCCGCTGTCGTGCGCGCGCTTCCACTCCTCGCGCAGCTTGATGGTCTCGCCGATAGTGCTCTTGAGCACCTTGGCCTTGTTGCCCTTGGCCTCGAGCTTCTGGATGCCGTTTTCGACGGTCCTGAACGCGGCGCCGACCGACGAGGCGACCGCGCCGCCGATCACCAGCGATAACGCTACCCTGCCCGCCATGGATACCTCCCCTGCCCGCTCAGTCCGTGAGCCACCAAACCATGTCGGCATACGACATGGTCATGATTTCTTGCGCGGAAAAATGCAGCTCGGACGCCAGGCGCCTGGCCGCATGCTTCAACGTCTGCGGGTTACAGTTCGTCTTCTCGCACCAGAAAGTTGTACCCGGTGGCCAGGCGGTTGTAGTCCTTGTAGGTCAGCCCCTCCAGATCCTTCACCCCCACTTCGGACAGGGAGGCGAACAGGTTCAGCTCGCGCTGCTCATCGTCGTCACCGCCGGTCTGCGTGGAAACGCGCACGTCACGCACGGTAGGCGAGCGCATGGTGATGGTCTGCACGTTCACGCCGTTGACCTCGCTCGGCTTGGTCAGGGTGATGGTGACGCTCTCGGCGCTCAGGTTCAGGTACTTCGGTACTGGCTTGCTCATGGTGTGGTGTCCTTGGGAAATAGTCGAGAGGCGGCCCACGTGTCATGGGTCGCCAGGTAGTCGGGGGGATAGGGAAGCCGAGGGGTAGCGGGCTTACAGGCCGAGGTCGGAGCGCTGGCTGGCCAGCTGGTCAGTGCCGTTGATCACGCGCTTCATGCCGATCGGATCGATCTCGTAGATCAGCTCGCCGCCGACCTCGAGCTTGTAGTAGGTGACGGCGATGCCATGCTTGACCTCGGCCTTGTCGCCGGCCTTCCAGTCGCCCATGTCCAGCTCCTTGAGCAGGCCGCGCAGGGTGACGACGACTGCCTTGGTCGCGCCGCGCTGGCCCTTGAACGAGCCACGGAACGTGCCGTTGAAGGCGTTACCGTCGGCCAGACCGAAGAACTTCAGCGACTCCTTGCGCACGCCGGTGGTGGTGAAGTTGGATTCCATCTTCTCCATGCCCATGTCCAGCTCGATGCCGATGTCCATGCCACCGGCACGGTGCTCCTCGGTCTTGAGCGTGAGCTTGGGCAGGGTCAGGCTGGGCACGTCGCCCTGAAAGCTGACGCCGTCGACGAACAGGTTGGTGTTCGCCAGGGTTTCGGGAATCAATGCCATGCGGGGCACTCCTTAAGCGGCTTTGTCCAGGACTTCGGTGAGCCACTGGTTGGTCACTTCGACTTGGAAAGTGGGGTTCTCAGCCGGTGGCACGTCGGTGAAACGGATGTTCCAGTACACCTTGCCCTGCTCGAGCTGGGTCGCGGTGTTCAGCACGGGATCTGCGTACACCTCGAAGTTGATGATCGCGCCCTGATTCTTGAGGTCGCGCATGAACGCCTGCAGGCCCTCGGTCACGTCCTTGACGTAGGTCGCGGTAATGCCTCGGTCGACCGCCCAGCGGTGGCCGTACAGGATCGCGTCCATGACCATGTCCATGGTTCGCACGCGAGTGACGAAGGCCCACTTGGGATCGCTCGACAAGGTGCGGTTGCCCCACAGGCGGTAGCCGTCCTCGCGGATGATGGTTGTAACATTGGCGTTATTCAGCAGGTTGGCCCGGCAGGTCTCGTCGCCGTCCAGGAACTCGACGGAACGAGTGGTACCGGTGATGCCGACGAACTCCTTGTTGGACGGCGAGGCCCAGAAGCCGTACTCGGCATCAGTCCAGGCGAACAGGCCAGCGGTATAGGCAGAACCCGGCGCGTCGATGGTGGCATTTTTGGTGGTGTCCCAGTACTGCACGCCAGGGTCGACCATGAATACGCGCCTGGAACCGAAGTTCTTGGCGTAAGCCATGGCCGCCTCGTCCGTGGTGCCCGGCCCGTCGATGATGGCGAGCGCGCGCAGCTTGCCGGCCAGTGCATCCATGGCCGTGGCCACCGCCAGGGTCGCGCTGTGCTTGGGCGCGATCAGCAGACGCGGCTGGGCGTTGAAGCGGCTCTTGCCGTCCAGCAACGCCTGCAGGCCGCTACGCTTGCCGCTGGCCAGCACCCCGCCAATGATGGCCGAGGTTTGCGCGGCCGCATCGGCAACCTTGGCCACACCGCACCCAACGATCACCGCCTTGGCCCGGACGAAGATCGCCTGACAGGCCTTGGTGATGGCTGCATCAGCGCCCCAGGCGGCGATCGCCTCGCGCTCGTTGGTGATCAGCAGCAGATCGCCGGCGGCCGCAGTCGGTGTGCTCGAGGCGCCGGGGCCTGGGGTGAAGGTGTCGACCAGGCCGATGATCGAGGAAGACGGCAGCGCAATGCTGCGCGCCCCGGTGTCGACGTTCGAGACCGTGACGCCGTGAAAGAATCTAGCCATAGAAAGGCTCCAGAAATCACAAGGCCGCGACAAAGGCGCGGCCGGGGTACAAAAAAAGCCGCATAGCGGCTTGGGGGTGATCCGACAAAACGGGTCAGGCGGCGTTGCCTACTCCCTGTACGGCGGCCTTGATGGCAGCGATGGCCGCGTCGGTCACCGCCTCTACTGCTTCATGCGTGCCTGCCTTGAGCGCTTGCTGCTTGCCCTTGAGGCGCGCGGCGCGGATGGCATACAGCGCACCTTTCCAGGCTGCAGCCTCCGCCAAGATGCTGTCGGCGGCATCCTGGGGCGAAAGATCAGCGGCATCGATCCAGGCCTGGACTGTGGCTGGTACAGTACCCTTGTAGCCGGCTACGGCGAAGGCCTGGGCTTCCTCGGCGGCGATTCGGTACTCGAAGGCGCGCAGTGGGTCGCCCAGCACAGCCAGACGCGCCGCGTCAGCTGCCTGGTCGACCTGGCGGCAAGCCACCTGCAAGGCCGCACCAAAGGGCAAGGCCGTGAAGCCGAAGCCGATATAGGAATTGCCGGCGTAGTCAATGGTCAGGTTTTGCTTTTCCATGGGTTTCCTCGCTTAGAGCGCGTTCAGGTTGGTCAGGACGTTGTTCAGCGATTTCGGGTCGGTACCCGAACTGACGCCAGCGATGTATTTACCCCCGAACCCGCTAGGGAACGTCGTGGAGTACACGTTCAGCGCGGTGGCACAGGTGCTTGGTCCCACCAGAGCGCCGAAGAAAGAGGCATCCATGGTTACAGCCAGGGATTCCAGCGAAACGCCAATGATCGGCGGCAGGCTCGATCCGGAATTGGCCCGGATCAACGAACACAGGCGCGTGTTGGTGGGAGCAGGCGAAACGCCGGCCGTGGAAGGGAACACCACGTCGACGTTACGGATCTCGATCGAGGACGATTGCGACAGCATCAAGAAGCTGCTCAGGCTGGTGATGACACCATCGGCCTCGGTGCTCTGGCTGTATTTGGGCTTGAGCTTGGGCTGGGTCGCCGCAAAACCGCCGTAGATGTACAGGTAAGCGCAGCTTGAGATGATGCGACTTTCCATGGTGTAGTCGGACAGCAGGTTGACCTGACAGGTACCGGCGGCAGGCGTCGACTTCAGTGCCTTCTCGATGGTCTTGAAGGGCGCTTCGCGGGTACCGGGGTTGGTGTCCAGGCCCACAGCCTGATCGACGTACCAGGAACGAGTCGTCTCTGGCACGGCGGCGATGGCTGCGGCCACTGCGCTATCGATCGAGTTCTTGCGCGCGTTGAAGTAGTCGATCAGCGAGGTCGCTTTGCTGGTCAAGGCTGCAATTTCGGTTTCGAGACTCATGGGTCTTACGCTCCGTTGATGTGTTTGGTCAGTTGTGTTTGTGTGGAAAGGATCGCTTCGGCAGCGCTGATACCCATGCTGCGCACGCCTTCATGGTCGGTCGCATGCTGCTGTTCGGCTGCCGCCAACCGTTCCCCGTGTAGCGCCAGGCGATCACTGTTACTGGTCTGCCGTCGGCTCAATTCGGTCAGCTGGTCTTGTCGTTCAAGGCCGCGCTTCTGCTCGCTGATCAAGGCCTCGGCGGCGCTGATACCCATGCTCAAGAGGCCATCGTGGTCATCGACCTGACGTTGCTCGACTGCCCCCATTCGGTTGGTCAGATCCTCGATCAGGCGGGCAGCTCGCTCGCTGCTGACCTGCTGCCGCTTTGCCAGCGCCTCGAGATCGTCGCGCTGCAGCAAGCCGCGTAGTTGCTCACCCAGCAGGGCACTGGCTATGGCAGCCAGGGGAGCCGCGAGCGTCAGGTTAAGACCGGCCGCACCGCTGACGATGGTCACGCTGTCCGCCGGCAGCGCCGACAGCGACAGGTCATAGGCCAGCAGTAGGTCGGTGCCGGCCGCTTTGTAGGTCAGGATCTCGGTCGGGTGCGACCACACCGCGAGCAGCGTGCCGTCGGCCAGGACAAAGCCGATCTCCCGTACCCAAAACTCGGCATCACCGTCGGCCAAAGCGGTCAGGTGGATCAGCGTGTCGCTCAGCCGCTCGCCCCCTGCGATCGGGTACTTGGCCACCTGGGCGCGCAGGCTTTTCTGTGAGTTGCTGGGGGTGTAACCGGCAGTACCGAGCACGACGTGGGTAATCTGCGCGGACAGCCCGGTGTTGGTCTCATTCCAGACCGCCCCCAAGCCGGCCTTGGTGATCACAGGTTGCAACGGGGTACTCATAAAACAGCCTCCATCGTGCCGCGCACGACGATACGGGCGCGGGCCGCATTGGCGACCTGCACGCTTGCCTGAACATGGATCGGTACGCCCAGCGCCTCGGCAAAGCCTCGAGACACCGCGCGCGCTTGGGTTGCGTTGGCCCAGTGCAAGGCCTGGGCCGACAGCGGCAGCGGTACGGCCGTCGCTTCCAGGGTCGTGCGGTGCAGCGCCTGCCCTTGCGTGGCGTTGGCCAGCTGCAGGGTCTGCGCCGAGGGATCGAGCGGCACCGGCTGGGCTTGGGCCGTTTTTCGATGCAGCAGGTAGGCCTGCCCGGCGTTGGCCATGGCCAGGCCGCCATCGAATCGCGCACCGAGCCGAAAGGTATAGTGACTGCGCTCGTTCTTCGCCGCGTCGACCAGGGCGCGTAGCCGCTGCTCGAGCTGCGGCGAAATGATCGTGCCTTCACCGCCTCGGTTCTCGTTGGCCCAGGCCGTGACCTGGAAGGTGTACGGCACCCCGTTTGGGATCTCCCGCCAGTCCTTGAGATCGGCGTTGACGTTCACCGCCCGCAGTACCCGGCGGATAGCACCGACCGTGCCCTTGGTCTTGTGGATCGGTATCGCCTGGCGGATCAGGGCGCGCTGCTGGTCTTCGGTGTTGGCCGCCTCCCAGCCTTCGACCTTCATCGCCCAGCCAAGCCAGGGCAGGAAGTTCGGCGGACAGCGCGCCGAGTCCGCCACCCCACGGATGATGTCGGGGTCGACGTTCTGGTCGCAGGCCACTTCCAGCGCGCGCTCGAGCTGGGTCGCGTTGGGCGGTAGCAGGCTCACGTCACCACCTTCGTATCCAGCGCGATGCCGGTGCAGTTGGGGTAGTGACGCTTATCGCTCAGCACGTCGCCCTTGGGCTGGACCAAGTCGACGCGCTGCACCCCGCTGACGTGCAGCGCGGCGTAGATGGCTGACAGCGACAGTTCGCCTTCCAGATCCCGCGCCTTGGCAATGGCCGCGTCCAGGCTGGCTTTTGCAGCCTTCTTGACCACGGCAGGCTCCGGGCCGCTGTCCAGCTCGAGCGTGGCCACCACCTTGAAGTCCACCGGCTGGCCCAGCTGGGCACGCGGTCGATCGGTGAGCGGTCGCACCGTCTCGGCAGACAGCGCAGCCTGCACCAGGTCCACCAGCGCTTGCGGCTTCTCCTGGCTGTCCAGCCGTGGCAGCACGGCCAGGGACACGTCGCCGGGCAGCGGGTTGGCCAGGCCTGCGTCGTAATCGCAGACCAGAACGATGGCCCCGGCCGGCAACTGCGCGCGCACAGCCTCCGGTACCGCGACCCCGACAAAGGTCGGCGAGTCCACCGACACGCTGCCCACGCTCGCCGAGGCACTGAGGCCGTGATACTCGTAGGCACCGCGACTGCCGGCAACGGACAGGGCCTCGAGCGACAGCCGCGTGCGGTAGCGCAGTGGCTCGTCCTTTTCCATGACGGCCTCGACCGGCGGTACCGCGTCAGGATCGGCCGGGATGAGGGTCAGCCGCTTGACCTCGTAGTCGGCCGCGCGGTTGTCCAGGTCAGCGCCCTTGGCATAGGCCAGCAAGCTCGACTTGGCCGCATCGTTGGTACGCGCCCGACCGAGCATCTTCTGGTAGGCCGCGACCTCGAGCAGCTTCACGACCGGATCGGACTCGAGCAGCGCCGTCCATTGATCGCCCATCTGCGCGCGGAAGTTGTCGAGTACTTCCTGATAGAGCGCTTCGTACTCGAGCGTTTCCAACACGTCCGGCGGTGGCAGTAGAGAAAGATCGATCATGCACTAACCTCCACGACCAGGGCGTTGCCCAGGTATTCGCCGCTCAGGCGCAGGCCGATCTGTCCGTCGATCACCGAGACCACCTGGACCCGCTCGAGCTTGATGCGCGGTTCCCAGCGGCCCAGCGCGCGGGCAACCTCGGCCTGCACGGCACTTTTCCAACCGTCGTTGACCGGCATGTCGACGTAGCGGCGCAAGGTGCTGCCGTAAGCCGGACGCATGCGCCGACTCCCTACAGGGGTCGTCAGGATGTCGCCGATGGACTGCTTGAGGTGGTCAACCCCGGACAGCGATAGGCCCGTGCTGCGGTCGACGCCGATCATGGGGTCAGCCCTCGCGCACCAGGTCCGAATGCGCCTGCAGGAAGGCCATGGCCTCAGCGTCGTCTTCGGCAACGCTCACCAACTGTGCACGCACGGGCAGTTCGCGCATGCTGTCCGGCAGGATCAGCACGCGGGAGGTGAAAACGGTGTCGCGGAACGTCACCTGCGCCGGCGCCGGTGCGGCCTCGGTGGTGGTGGTGTCTGGATCTGCTGCAGTGGTCTTTTTCGTGGCCATGTGTGGCTCCAATGAAAGGCCCGCACGCGGCGGGCCTTGGAAGGGTTGGTGAGGGGTTAGCCGTGCTTGGCGACGGCCTTTTCGACTTCTACAGCCAGCGCAGTGGCCAGGGCCTGGGGCTTGGCCGTGCTTTGGATGTTGAGGTTGATCGTCACACTGCGCGCCGGCCCTTCGATGTAGCGGCCGCCGCTCAATGCGCGGCACAGGCCCTCAGCGATAACCTCTGGCTCGTTGTCGCCGGCCAGCAGCCGACGCCAGTAGTCGCGCATGCGGTACTGATCAAATTCCCCGGTGATCTGCCGAGCCACCATGGTGGCCACCGTCTCGCTGTCGACCCCGTTGATGGGTCCGCGTGTCTTGCTGTCAGCCATGCCTGCCTCAATGCTTGTGGTTGGGGGTGTTGCCGGCGGTATCGATGATCCTTGCACCGCCGAATATGTCGCCCGTTACGCGTAACACGCCGTTGACTTGAACGTTGCCCTGCAGGGTGATGCTCGGTGCCTTGACCGTGACCGCCTGGGCCTCGACGGATGCCGTCGCGGTCTTGGCGGTGATGGTGTCGTCGGTGATCACCGCCGTACTGCTGCCGACCTTGGTGGTGACCGTGCCGCTGGGTAGCGTGATGGTGTAGCTCTTGGCCTCCCAGTCGTAGACCAGCGAACCGCCATCGTCGAAGCGCCAAACCTCGACGTGGTCGCGGTTGTCCGGCTGGGGACCGGCGTTGCCGTATAGCCCTGGCACGAACGTACCCTGCGCCGGTTCGCCGCTCGGGCTGATCAGCGCACCCTGCTCGCCCAGGCTGGGCGCTCGCCAGTGCCGTGCCTTGCCGGCGGCCAGGGCATACCAGCGCACCCAGGCGCTGGTCCAATCGCCGCCGTCTGACACACGCACCTTGCCGGCTGCCAGGTCTACGCCGACGACGTAGCAGGGAATCACCAGGCCTGCCAGCATGCGATCGGCCTGGGCCGCCGCGTAGCTCATGCCAGACTCTCCGGCGCCTGCAGACTCTCCGGCGCCTGATAGTGGCCTTCGTTGCTCGGTCCAGACTGAGGATCGAAGGCAAAGACCAGCGACCCCGGCGGTTCGTCTGGCCATGGCCACTCGGTGTCGCCCAAGTAGACCACCTGCCGCCATTGCACTGACCAGCCGACGCATTTCAGCAGTTCCGGCGTGATCTCCGACGGCATGGCCTGCACGTCATGGGTCTGGTCGACGAAGTCCAGATCCCAATACTGCCCGTCCAGCAACTTGACCAGCTTGCTGGCCAGGATCGCGGCCTGCAGCGGCGCCTGTTCGCGGACCTCCTCGACCAGAATCAAGGCCTCGAAGGTGGCCACGATGCAGGTGCGGCCGTCGCCGGGATCTGGCCCAGGGGCCATGCCGGTGATGGCATAGAACAGCGCCGGCAGTTTCATGCCCTCCTCGATCACCGGATAGGCCGCGATGTTCTGCAGCTGCGGCAGCGCCTGGGTCATGGCCTCGGTCATGGCCGTGTGCAACTGGGTCAGCTCGCTAGGTGATGTCTGCTGTTCGCTCATGCTTCACCGTCAGGATCAGGGTTACCCAGCCGGTACCATCAGGCTCCGGCCGTACCACGGTGTAGGCCCCGCCGCCGTCCTCGGGGGCCAGCTCGATGGTCAGAGCAGCCCCCTTGCCCAGGCCGGCCGCGTCGGTCACCGGCAGACTGAACTGGGGTTCGCGCGCCGCCTCGGCGTTGATGCTCGAGGCCAGGCGCTTGCTGCCCAGCTGGGGGTCGCGGAAGGGATTTTCGAAGATGCCCTGCACTGAACGGCCATCGGCAAGCGTGGCTCGATCGCCGACACATCGCAGAATGGGTCCGTCCAGGCGCCGGGCCGCACGCTCTCGAAAGCTCGATGCCGTCGCCATCACTGCACGATCAGCACTTCGGCATAGCCGCCGGCGGAATCGCTCAGCAGCTTGCCGTAGGGCTTGGAGCCTTCCGTACCCGGCGCGACCAGCGCGCCGTCCTTCACGCTGGCCGCGTTGCCGGCCTTGAGCGAGGCGTCGGCCGGGACGCTCCAGGCCCCGGCCGTGCGGTAGGTGATGAGCGTGCCCTTGGGGCCGCTTTCCAGCGGCATGACCGCCAGGTCGTTGATCACTTGGGGAACGCCCTTCTCCGACCCGCCGGTCGGTGCCGGCAGGGTGACGGTGTCGCCACTGTTCACATAGTTGGTCGCCATGATTCTCTTTCTCCAGAAACAACAAACCCCGCAGGTGCGGGGTGTTTGGCATCGCGCGCGGCTTACTGGCCGGCGGACTTGTTCAAGCCGCGAGCATCGAGCGCGGACACGCCGGCATCGATGCGGACCTTGGAGGCGATACCGTCGCTGGTGAAGCCTTCCTGCTGGTCGAAATACGGCGTCTCGATACCGTCCAGGTAAGCCACCTCGATGGTGTCCGAGCCTTGCTTGGCCGCCATGTAGTAACTGGTGGCCGAATCCACGTCCAGTCGTGGTTCGGCGATGACCTGGGCGAAGTTGCGGATCGGGTTGTCGATGCCGGCATTGGTTTCGGCGCCCGGTACCGAGGCCGAGCGGATCAGCTGGTTGGCCTTGTCTTCCAGGGCCACCGGGCACAACAGGAAGGCAGGACGGATGTTCAACGGACGCGGCTTGGCGTCCTTGGCCACTGTGGCCTGCTGCAGCGCCATGGCGGTCTTGGCTGCGCTCATCGCCTCGATCGACAGCTTGGAAGCGGCGCCGGTGAAGAGGTTCTTGCGCGAGGCATCGAACAGCGGTTTGCCGTCCTTCATCTTGCCGTTCTTGATCAACAGGTCGTAGACCAGGTCACCGATGGTCGCACGCGCGGCTTCACCCATCAGGCGCGGAACCGCAGTCAGCGCGTCGAGATCATCGTTGATGATCGCCTGACGGTTGATGGTGAACAGCTCGCCGTAGGTGGCCAGCTGGATGGTCTCCCCGGTGTCGCCCAGGGTGATGTTCTTGTAATCGGCACCAGGACGCACCTCACGCAGCGACGAGAACGACCCCAGGCCAACGCGGTTGGCGACCTTGAAGTCGCTCAGACGGCCTTTCTTGGTCCAGAGGTGATACGTCTCTTCGGACTTCTCCCAGCCCGCCAGCAGCGACTTATAGGCCGCGTCGAGCAAGATGTTGCCGAAGTCACTCGAGCCGTGAGTAAAGGCCAGGCCAACCATGCTCATAGGGTGCAGCGTCGAGACCGGCACGCCGCGCTCGACCAGCGAGGCACGAGCCAGCTCGCGCAGGGTCATGAAATTGAAGCCGTTGTCGTTCTGCAGCTCGTCCAGGCCGGCCCGCGCGTAGATCGAGGCGCGAACCGAGTCGCCCACCAGGTTGCCGTTGGTAATGTGGCCATGATGGCGGACGGTACCGGTTGGGGTCGTACCTTGGCCGATCACCTCGAGCAGCTTGGCGTTGGCCTGCTCGAGCGTGCAGTTGGTGTCGTTCAGGCAGGTATCGCGCAACGCTTCGTGCCCGGTGAAGGGGGTGAAGGCCGCCTGAATGGCGGTACGGCGAGCACCATCAGCCGCCAGGACACGCGCGGCGATCTGCTCGGTGGTTTCGGTGGGGTTGCCAGGCGTTGTTGCTGGCACGCCTGCAGGCGGGGTGACCGAACCGCGTGGGGTGAAGAGTTGCTGTGCAGCTGGGGGCATGTTGGTGTAGTCCTTCAGGCGGTTGGAGTTGATCGTGGCGAAGGCTTCGATCGGGTCAAGCAAGGTGTCGGCAAAGCCCAGGGCGACCGCCTCGGCGCCGGTCATCCAGGTTTCGGCCGTCAGCAGCGCCTCGACCTCTTCGACGCTCTTGCCGGTCTTGGCGACGTACACCGCCACCATGCCGGTCTCGAACTTGTCGAGGGTTTCGGCGTACTTACGCATGGCCTCGGCGTCGCCGCCCTGGATGCCCCAGGGCTTGTGAACCATCATCATGGCGTTGACCGGCATGCGGATCTCGTCGCAGGCCATGGCCACCACGCTGCCCATGCTCGCGGCCAGGCCGACCACGGTGCCGATCACGCGCGCCTTGTGGCTCTTGAGCAGGTTGTACATGGCCATGCCTTCGAAAACGGCACCGCCGGGCGAGTTGATGTGCAGGTTGATCTGCGACACGTCGCCCACGGCGCGCAGGTCGTTGGCAAACTGCTGCGCCGAGATCCCCCAGTCGCCAATGTCGCCGAACAGATACACCTCGGCCACGCCGCGCGTGGCAGCGGCCTTGATGGTGTACCAGCTGCTGCCGGGGCTACCCGTCGTCGTCCCGACCGACCCCTGCGGGTCCATCAGCGGCGGGGGCAGGTTCCTTGTTTGCGTCTGCATCGGTTTGGTTCTTCCCGTAGATTTGGTGGTAGTAGTCCGAACTCAGGACCAGCTCGGCCGCGCGGTTGGCGGCAATCTCCGCGATCCGCGAGGCCTTGAGTTCGGACGGGTTGCGCTGCCGGGACCGGGCCACCTCGGCCTCGTCGGCAAAGCCTGCCTTGACCAGGATTTCCCAGGCGGTTGCCTCATGCACAGGGTTGATCCAGGGCATGACCGGGCCTTGGTAGAAGGCGCCGTAGAGGGTCCGCTGATCAACGTCAGGTGGCACCCGCAGCTGTCCGCTCATGACCGCCATGCGCAGCCAGGCCCGGTACACCGGCCGGCACCAGTAGTCGATGAACTCGTGCTGCAGCAGGTCATAGCCCAGCTGGCCCTCGACCAGCTCCTGCCGCTGCGCCGAGTAGGTGCCGTCGTAGCTGCGGGCCACGCTCGAGTAAGTGCTACGCGCGCCGGCGGCCACCGCCTTGAGCTGACCGTTGCGGAAGCCTTCAAGGAAGGGATTCGGGCGGTTGCTCTCGATCATCCCGACTTCCTCACCGGGCAGCAGGTTGTCCATCACCGTACCTGGGGCAAACGGGAAGGTTCGCTGCTGCTGTGTCTGTCCCTGGGCGGGTGGCACATAGTCGTCAGGCGTGCCCTTCTTGATGTACATGGCCAGCGCGGCGCTGATCCGCGCGGCCACACGCTCGCTCTGCTCGTAGTCCTTGATGTCCGCCAGGCGGATTACCACCGAGTGCAGGAGCGGCTGGCCTCGGTTCTGACCAATGCGCTTGCGGTTGGCGATGTGAATCACCTGATCGGCCGGCACGCGCTTGGTGTTGCTCGCCCACTTCTGGCCAACCATGGCCCCTGGATGGCCATCAAGCAGGTGATAAGCCTTCACCCGCCGCCAGTTGTCGCGCTCGACGCCCTGGACGATGCCAGCGCAGTAGTCGACGTATTCAACCGGCAGGTAATCAGGCTCGAGCAGCTCGATGGCAAAGGGCACACCGTGCAGGTGCGTATAGCCTGGCACCTTGCCCATGAGCATTTGCCCCAGGGCCTCCCCGTCGCGTAACCAGGTGCGGCACACCAACCGCTCCATCTGCGGCCGGGTCAGCTCGCCGGAGGTCTCAGGGCGCAGCGACCATTCGGCCCACAGCGACTTGATGGCCGCTGCAAACGCTGTATGCACCGTGCCGTCATAACGCAGGGGAATCGGCTCGACAGCGATGCCAGGCCCGCCCACTACACGCTCCTCGAGCCGATCGAACAGACCTGTGACCAGGTCGTGATCCTCGTCCAACTTGCGGCACTGCTCACGCAGGGATTTCAGCGAGGCGTGCAGCGAGCTGTCGGCGTCTTTTGCCTGTTTCTTGGGCTTGTGCGTGCGTGAGGGCTTGGCGGCCTCGAAGGCCAGAATCACGCTGCGGGCACGCATGCGATCGGCAACCACGCGCGGGAAGAACGGCGCCAAGGCGCGGTCGACCAGGTCACCGATCATTCGAACGTCGCCAGGGAGTGCCCTGGACGCCCTCCGCGTGCTGCAGCAGCGGCGCGGCGCTCCCATTCCAAGCGACCGGCGCGGATCTGCGGCAGCTCGGCCATCGTCACGCGGCGGCCGCCAAACTGCACGTCCTTGCCGCCCTCGAGCAGGTCAATTTCGGCCTGCATGTAGCGGTCCACCATTTCCTGTGCGGTTACAGCCATCCGCTGTCTCCTGTATCGATCCAATCGCCAGAAACTGACGGTGGGTCTGGTTGGGGGGATGCCGGGGGATCTGCTACTGGGGCAGGCTCCGGCTCGCTTTCGGGTTCGCTTGGCTGCTCAGCGGCTGTTTCGTCGGCCTCCTCGTCAGCCTCGGGGGAGAGTTGCAGCGGCTGCGCTTGAATCTTGTAGGCCTGCACTGCTGGGTTCTGCAGGGCCAGCACCTCAAGGTCCAAGCCGAACTTCTGCTGACTGATCCGCAGGGCGGCAAGCGCGTACACAAAGCAGTCGAGTGCTTCGTTGCGTCGCTTCTTGGCGTCCCAGCGCAGCACGCGACGCCCGCGCACGATGACCCACACCTTGCTCTCGCTGGTCAGCTGCTTGAGTTCGTCGTCGTCGCAGATCAAGTCGTCTGCAGGGAAGTGAACAAGCCCAGGTACTGGGCGATCGCCATCAGGCTGCAGCTTGAGGCGGTTGTAGATAACCTCTTTGGCGTTGTCGGTACCGACCTCGGTTAGGTAGGTCTTGGACTTCTTGTCTTTTTTCTTCGGGAACGAGGCGATGGCCTTGCCGTAGGTACTGGCCCCGAATATCGGGATGACCCAGTGCAGACCGTGCTTGCGGCTCTGCTCCTTGACGGTGTCGGAGTGGTGACCACCGGAGTCCCAGCACCACCGCATCACGCCCATGACCGTGCCATCGGCGCGGGTGAACTGCCGGTGCAGCTCCAGCCCCACCTGCCGCAGCAGCTCGATACTGGACGGGTCGCCCGTAAGCACACGCCGATAGATCAGCCATGACTCTTCGCCAGAGCCAAACGCCCATACTCGCAGCTCGTAGCGATCGTCCTGGGTATCGATCGATCCCATGAGTACCAGGGCGCGCGCCGGCACCTGCGCTGGGTAGACCTCGCGCCGCTCGCGCAGCTGCTCCCAGCTGACCTTTTCCGTTTCGTCCTCTTCCCACACCTCACCCAGGGTGGTGTTGACGAAGGTTTTCAGCTTGCCGCGGTCTTTGCCGACCTCGACGCGCTCGGCGGCGATCTCCACCCAGGTGGTGAAGGTCGAATAGATGGTCCAGATGTGAAACGTGACCGAGCGCGGCGGCGCGATCGGCTTATCGTCAGCGCGAAACCACGACATGCTGTCACGCGTCCACACGCCGGTGCGATCGCAGATATAGCGTCCGGTCTTGGCGGCCGCTTCGACCATTTCGTGGTACTCGAACGTACCGCCCTGGCAGTGCTCACACAGGTACCAGGCCGCTACCACCTCGCCGTCCTCGCCCTTGCGCCACTTCAAGCCATACGGCTCATCAGGCCCGCCCCATTTCAGGGTCTGCTCGGCGCCGCAGCATGGGGCCTTGATGTGGAAGCGCATGTACCGCGAAGACTTCTCGGCGGCTCGGCTGACCTGACAGGCACCGGCAATACCAGGGGTCGATCCCCTGATCGACTTCTTGTAGGTCGAACCCTCCAGGCGCTTGTCGCCCAGCATCGTCGGCGCGCCTTCACCCTCGATGTCAGGGTCAAACTTCGACAGCTCGTCGTAGACCACCTCATCGGGGCTTTTCTCGCGGTAGTTGCGGGCCGCTTTGCCCCCCAGGCACCACAGCATCTTGCGGTTCTCGAAGCACTTCGAGTCGATGGTGTTATCGCCGTGCTTCTTGCCGTGCCACGGGGCCAGGGCCAGCAGCACCGGCACGTCACGAATCATCGTATCGACGTGCCGCTTCATCATGCCTTCCGCGTCCGGGTCGGTCGGGCAGTACATGAGCAGATTGCGTTTCTTGTGCTGAACCTTGTAGCCGTGGTTCGCCATCAGCATCTTGGTGTAGCCGATCCGCGCAGACTTGATCAGGTTGACGATGCGGATCAGGTCATTGCCCATCGCGTTGAGCAGCGCGACCTGGAAGGGCGCAGTGGTCCACCGGCCTTCCTGATAGGACGACTCGGACGACAGGTAAAAATGCTTGTCGGCCCACTCAACGGCCGACAGGGGAGGTTCTTTGTAGAGCGCGGCCAAGCCACGCCTGACCGCTTCACCCAGACTCTTTGTCCAGGGCGGCGACGTACTCATCTAGCAGCTCCGGTATGGTTTCGGCCAGACCGGCCGCTTCGTTACGCGTAACAGCAATTTCCCGCTCGAAGCTCTCCATGAAACGGATCTCGAGGTCAGGGTGTTTGAGCTTCACTTTCTTGGGGATCGTGTCCAGGTAGGAGGCCAGCAGAGCGCACAGCCTGGCCAACATGAACGTGGCGAAAGCGACGGGGACCAGCTCCTTCTCCCCTACCCGGTTTTTCCGGGCCTGGGCGTCGGCCTGCTCCTTGGTGAGCCGCCATCGCTCGAAGTCGATCTTGTGTCCGATCAGCGGATCGATGTCGGCAGCACCAGGTTGTTGTTTCCCCGTCTGGTGCTGCAGGCGGTTGTCGAGCACCGACCGGGTGTCGTAGAAGGATTCGCGGCCGATCTTCGCGACCGGCTCAACCTTCCATTTATCAAAGGCTTGGACGGTGATCCCGAGGCTTTCGGCCATGCTTTTTTTGTTCAGCCAATACGGCTTGCGTGCGATCGTTGAAATGGCCATAGACGAAACAACAACCAACCTCTGAAATTGGGTCGTACATAGCGAAGAAGCGGGGCCCGAATTACCCCCTACCCCCGGTACCCTCGGGAGGACCCGCCGAAAATGGTCAAAAATCGACCAAAACCGACAGAATCGACCCGCTCGCCCTACCCCCTCACCCCTGCAAGCCACGGAATACGTGGCCTCCAGCGTATCGGCCTGGAAACGGTCAGGTTCGAGCGGTCAGGATGGCATCGCGCAGGGCGCGGTCGAGCACAGTAGGGCCGTGGGCCTTGGCGATGCTCGAGGCGATCTTGAAGAACGGGAAGATCACGCGGTAGGACGGCGCGCTGTCGGTGAACAGGAAGACAGGCTTGGCCGCTTCACCGAAAGCGGTGTCCTTGCGCTCCCATATGCCCTGCTCATCGTTGACCGTGCCGGTGAAGTAGCGCCTGGCATTGCCCTTACGCTGGCTGCGCTTGCTGCCAGTGGCATTGGCCTGGAAGCCACTTGCCGACTCAGCCGCACCCAGACCCGACAGGATGCGAGTCATGGTGCCGCGCGAAACGTTGCCGTACTGGTTGAGCAGGTCGTTGACCGGTACCGCGTACTGCCCGGACTTCATCAGCCCCTTGGCGATCAGCGACTTCTCAAACCGCTTGTGGGGCCGCTGTCCGCCCTGGACAGCCTGCTGCAGGTAGGTATCAGCAGGAATACCCGAGGTCCAAGCGTCCTTGAAATAGACCCTGGCCGGGCGGCTCTTGGTGGCCGCCTGAACGAACAAACTGCGCATCGTGGTCGGCGTGGGCCGGTCGATGCGCTGTTTCATCACTTCCAGCATGCCCGCCTTGATCTGCTGGGCCAGCCGGGTCTGGGCAAGGATCTGTGCGAACGGGATCTGCCGCTTCTGGATGTCTGAGATTTCGCGGGCCAGCGGGACGCGGTCGATGTCCAGTTTGAAGTCGATCATGGCTGGCCCCTCGATACGCTAGACAACGCCGATCTGGTCGCGTACCGGCGATGGCGACGTGAAAAGCTGACTGCGCTGCTCAGCCAGCAGGCCATTCAGCTGCACGAACAGTACTTCTCGGACTTCGCCTTTGACGACTTCGAGAGTTCGAGCAGTGGACTCGATCGCTTCGGACAGTGGGTTACTGACCAGCAACGCCTCCCCCGAGACCAGTTCAACGCATGCTGAATGACTCGAGGCTTCCAGGGCTGCATCGTGCTGCGACTTGCCCATGATGACGCCTTCGAGCTGACCCACTGCCCGCTGAAAGGCGATCATTGCGCGCTCGAGTGCATGTTCATCCACTTTTTTAGACCCGTGAAGATCGACTGCCAACCGCTGCCCTTGGATCCTTAGCGTGCTTAGGTCTTCCAGGCGGAGCACCAGGTACGAATTAAGAATGACGGAATTGCTCATTGCAGGCCTCGCTATAGGGAGTGGCGGCCAGGGAAGCGGCCGATTCGTAGGAACTCATATGCCCCTGCAGCGCAAACGCGACAAAGGCGACGACAACAGCCAGAAGCGGCCGGGCGATCATTGCGAATCAACCTTGCGGCTGGCCCATTGGCGACCCAACTGGCGGACCTGCTCAACGCCGAGCACACCAACAAAGCCAGCGACTGCATAGGCGTAGCCGCCGGTCATACCGAACTTTTCCGCGCCGATGCCGACCATGAAGACCAGCACACCACCGAGTGCAGCCTCGAGCAGGCGGCGATCCCAGCGTGGTTCCTTGTCGTCCCAGAGGATTCGTAGGTAACTGAGGATGGTGGCCAAAGCGGCGGGCATGCCGTGGTCACGCACGGCGGCCGCAAGCATGACCCAGAAGGTCGGATCCTTTTCGGGGGGCATGGTCTGCATCTCGATTCCTCCCGAATCGGGAGTGCAAAGTAAAACGCCCCGGCAAGTGCCGAGGCGCAGAAACGAAAAACCCCGACTCATTGGCCGGGGTTCGTCAGTGTCACATTGCGTTGCAAGCTGGACACGCTGCTATAGAAACAGGTCTTTATCCGCGCGGAAAGAACTTTTTAAGCTGCTTCTCTCACCTGCTCCAGTGCGCAGTCAATCCAAGCAACTCCGGCCTTGATCAGCTCGCGTGCTTTGGCTTCGCTTATCTTGCTTTCTCGGGCCACACGGAGGGCAGGCCATTTGGCTCCGAAATACAGCCAAAGAAAGTCGCCCATCTGCTGATCACGCTTTGTCAGACGAGCCAAGGCACCATCCACCGCGAGGGCCAGTTCATCGGTAATGACGTACTGCTTCACGCCTCCTTCCGAAGGTACGTGATCACGCATGAGCGCAAACAGAGGCGAGACGTAACGCGGTATCCCCATCCCATCCATACGCCACCACCCCCATTGCTCAAGCATATACTCGGTGTCACCCAGGGGCTTGTCCGTGTAGGTTCGTTTTTTCATGTGCCGCTCAATCCCCAGTGAAGTTGGATCCGCCCGCGCCGCGCCGGTTGGAACCTTGGTAATGCTGCTCCGGCCCTTGCATCACGCTAGGCCTTTTCATCTGTTTTATTTCTTGCTCTGCCGCTTGCAGTTTGAAGCTGAGCTGGGTCACCAGGTGTTCCAGTGAAAGCACCAACCTGGAACCTTCAACAACCCAACCTGACCCGTTGCAATCCGTGCATGCCAACTCAAAAAACACGCCTTCTACCACTGCCCTGCCCTTGCATGTCGGGCACTTGATCAGGTCCAAGCGGGGCTGCTCAAAGCCACGGTTGGTGCTCTTTTTCACGTTGTGCATTCTCCTCTGTAATAAATTCGTCGATGGGGCTGCGCGCCTTGCGTGGCTTGGCTTGCGGCCCGTTGTGAGAAATTGCGGATTGCACGTCTGTCAACTTGTGAATGGCTGCGAAGCCGATCCCGTCAAGCCATTCGTGCCACTGCTCCAATGCGTCTCGACGCAGACCATTTGCCATGGTCTTGATATAGGTGTCAGCAACCTTCCCCAGCGAGTGATTCAGCAGCATTTCGCCAATGAAACCGTCGACGCCCATGTCAAACCATGCCGTGCGGGCGACCTTGCGCAAGTCGTGACTCGACCAGGCCCGGCAGGCCAGACGGCGGAAAATGGCCGAGGCCTGGCTTTCACTCAGCGGCTGCCCTTTACGACCAGGGAACAGGTACTGCCCGCTATACCCGGCTGTGATTTGCGCGGCCCGGTACCGCCGTAGAAGCGCAGACACGCGGGAGGTCAGCGGCAGGCGGTGTTCAGATCGAGTTTTGGTGCGCACTGCGGGAATGACCCACTCCGCATGGCTCAGCGAGAAGTCTGCCCATTGCGCCTGGCGAGACTCGCCCAGACGAGTACCGTGGCAGATCATCAACAGCACCAACATGGCCTCGGCAGGCTTCTGCTCGAATAGCGCAGCCAACGCGGGTACTACCTCATGCAGGTGGTCTGCGCGCAGCCGGCCATCCTTCGGCAAGATCTTGGTCTTGATGAAGTGGGTGAACCTCATCTCAGCCATTGGGTTCGCGGCAATCAGCCCCAGCTCACGCGCTTTACCGACAGCTAGACTCAGCACGCGAAACATCTGCCGAACGTAGGCCGTCGAGAACCTTGCTTGGGCTGGCCACATCAGCAGTTTGTCGAGCGTAGCCGCAGTTAGAGCAGTGATCGGCAGTTCATCCAAGCGTGGCAATAGCTGCTTGCTGATCACGGTTCTGACCGTGTTCTTCCAAGAGTCGGATAGCGAAGCGTCATTGCCTACTCGATCACTGAACCATCGCAGCAGATCGCCTACGGTCACCAGGCCTTCCAGAGCCACCGCATCGTCAGGCCGACCCAGCAAACGCTGTCGCAAGGCTGGAAGCTCTGCAAAGATCGCCGCTGCGCCGTATTCGGGAAAGCGGGCAAGCCGGTTCCACTTGCCGCGCACGACGAGAAACCAGGTGCCGGCCTTCCGGCTTTGGTCAAAGCGGAACCGCAAACCAAGGTGGCGTGGGTCGCGGAGATCTCGCACGCCATCCACCATGGCCTGCCGTCGAATCTCAGCGTCGGATACTCTCACTACTGCGGTAGCGCTCACGCGGCCACCACGCCTTCGCTGATCAGGATAGCTTGGGTGCGCATGACGCCCTCGGCGTGGTACTGGCGTGCGGTGGCCCGGTCGATCGCTCGACTGCGGCCGTCGCACGCATCATGGCAGGCGCTGCACGCCCAGGCACCCTGCAGGTCGTTCGGCTTGCTGCCCACGCCACAGGTTCCGGCCATACGGTAATGCGCCAGCACGGTCGTCTCGGGGTTGCCATTGCACACGTCTGGTACACGCACCTGGCACTCTCGACCGCGCGCGGCCTTGGTCAGCTTGCTCTGCTTCACGACTTCACCTTCAGTTGGGCAACAGCAACGCGCGCCTGGCGTTTGCGCAGGTAGGTATCGACACGCTTGCGCTGCAGGTCCTTCTTGCGCTGGCGCTCTTTGCTGATCTTCGAAGCGGCCAGGATCGAGCGGACCTCACCCAGCTTCTCGCGGACATGGGCGCTGACGTGGGTTCGCTTTTCACCGGTAAGCAGCCCGGCGATCGCCTGGCCATCTTCGGTGATGGGAGCGATACGCAGGTCGGCCACGTACTTGGCGCCACGGTCATGGCTGATCAGCTGTGCACGGACAGCCGACTCGATTGCGGTAACGCGGCGCCCGGCGTCGAAGCCTAGGGACACCTCCCACACAGCCGGGCGATCCTCGGCGCGCGCGAAGCTCACCAGCCGCTCGTAGGCGCTCATGAACGCCATCCGCGCCCCGACTTTGTCGTTCGCCTCGAGGATCGGGGTGGACGCGATCATGGCCTGGCGGATCTCGGCGGTCAGCACCACGGTCTCGTACTCGTCGCTGGCAGCGAGCGCGATAGACCAGGCTTCGTCCTTGCCTGGCCGTCCATCTGCAGCGTGGATGTGCTTCAGGACCATGCCCAGCGACAGGCGCCCGGCTGGCTCGCGACGGCATGCGCGCAGTGCGGCGACGATCACCTCGGGTTCGTGCGCTGACAGGTCTTCGGCGATCAGCTTGGCGCCAGCAGCACTGATGGTCTGGCCCATGGCTTCGGCGGTGGCGCAGATGGCCATGGCCAGCTCGGCGATATCGTCACAGGAAAGCATTGCGTTTGCTCCCTTGGCTGTTGCGAATGGCATCGGCGGCGTCTTGGGCGGCGTTCATGTTCGCCTGGGTTTGTTCCTGCTGGCGCGCCGTAGTGGCGTTCATCTGGCGGTTGGTCACCCACTGGGTGTGGTAGGCCTCGCACTTGATCAGCAGGTCACCAAGGTTGTGGCAGCCGTTGATCAACCTCGAATCGTTGATCGACACGAAGTACGCGGCGACCTGGTGGGCGACGTCGATGCCCAGGCGGTCGATCAGCTGGCCCAGTTGGCCACCGACCTTGGCGTTCCACACCGGCCAGGCGCTGTAGCGCTTGCGGTAGGCCATCGCGTAGTTGGCCCAGGCCTTGAAGGTCTTGCAGGACTGGTCTTTCGGCCCTGGCATGTCCTCGGGGATTTCACACCGTGGTGCCCCCGCCTGAACCAGGGTCAGCCCCGTGGGTTGCGACGGCGTAGCCGGGGCGTCCTGCAAGGTGTGACTGGTATCCTGATTGGTATCTTGATTACTGGTATCTTGATTTGTCGGAGATTTTTCCGACCCTGGCTCGGATTTTTCTCCGACCTTGCTCGGATTTTTTTCCGAGGTAGGTCGGATTTTTTTCCGACCCCCTGCCCCGGCCTGTTGGGTCGGATATTTTTCCGACCCATCCTCTTTCTTGTTCCACGCTGCAGCCTTCTCGGTGAGGCGGAACAGGGTTACGTTCGACGTGCTGGACAGCTCGATTAGACCCACGTCCTGCAGGGCCTTCAGCATGCGATAGGCCGTGTCCGGCTTGTCGGTCAGCAGCGGCAGCTCTTCGATGATCTTGGCCTTGCTCAGCACGAAGAAGACGCCATTCTCCGTGGTGATAGGCTTCGCCCAGCTCGGACAGCCGTACACAAAAGCGAACAGCAGCGCCTGCTGGGAGTTCAGACCCCACTCCAAGGCTTTGACCTGGTTGATGGTCAGCGTGAATTGCATGTCAGGTGCGCTCCGTGGGGCGCTTGGCGGCGGTACCGGGAACGGCCGCGGCGCCAGCGATGTTCTTCTCGGCCAGGTAGGTCAGGCCCTTGGTGGTCACCAGCACGCTGTACGCCGCCCGCTCTTCGCCCGTCTCCCGGTCCGGCTTGAGCGCCGTCACCTTGTGCTTGAGCAGGCCGGCAGTGATGCGTGGCTGGAAGGCGACCCAGCGCGTTGATCCAGCGCGGCGGTAGATCCAGCGGTTCTGCTCCATCCAGGCGAACAGCTTCGCCGGCGCCAGCTGCAGCTGCTTGGCCGCGTCGGTGATGCAGATCGCGCCGCCAGCGCCAGCCAGCCGGTTGATGGCCGCAACCTTGGGGGCCTGCTTGGCCAGGGCATCTTGGAGGCGCTGGTTCTCCTCGGCCTTGTCGGCAGCCAGGCGCAGGGCCTCGGCGAAGGTGGTCGGGATCTGGACCTGGGCCACCACGCGGGCCTCCAGCTCCCGCCAGCGGTCGATGATCTTGGCGCGCAGCTCAGCGTTGTAGCCTGAGACCAGCACCAGCGCATCACGCTGGGTGAGCAGGAATTCGGGGTAGCTCTGACCGTTCTGCGGGTGCCGATAGGGGGTCTCCTCAGATTTGAGGACACCCCTTCTGGCCAAGGATCGGGCGTCACGCAGCACGTTGTCGTGGCTCTTGCCGGTGAGCTCGGCAACCTCACGTGTCGACATGAGCTGGGATGGCTGGGCCTGGACTGTGAGGGTGCTCCCGGTGGGGGTGTTGCGTGCATCGAGTGCTGTGTGCATAATCGACCTCGATTCGTTGTTGAAGAAACCGCCCCGCCAGGCGGTTTTTTTGTGCCTGCGATTCAGGTACTGGATGGATCATCAGTCACATTGGGAATCTGGCGGCAAAGCGCCAGCTGATTGAAAATTCGCTAACTGGCTGGCGTGGTCATGCCACGGTTTTGGTTGGCGCGACCTGATCGAGCAGTCGTCGAGCCTTGAACGGCTTTCCATTAGCCTTCGCAAGAGCCGCAATCTTCTCGGCGTAGCTGGTTTCGCCGGTGTACTCGGTGCGCGGGAGGCAGCCGGAGGTGAGCCACTTGTAAACGGCTCGACGACTTTTCCCACAGGCGAGCGCGACGGCAGCAACGCCACCAGCGTCGTCAACCGCTTTCTTGAGTGCCTGCATATGGCCTCCCCTGAGATATGAACTGTAAGTACATATTATGTCGGAACTGAAAGTACACGCAAGCGCGTGCCATATTGAACCTATGGTTCACATAGAAGAGATAAGGGCAGCCTTCACGGCGCGCCTAAAAAAAGCACTCGCCGCCAATGACATACAGTCGTGGGGAGCCGGCGCGCGCCTGGCGCAAATGGCCCAGGTCACCCCAAAAGCAGCCAGCAAGTGGTTGAACGGGGAATCCCTACCAGGAAGCGCGAAAATGCAGGCTTTGGCCGCATCACTCAAAGTGCGTCTCGAGTGGCTGGAATATGGAAAGGGCGGTATGACCGAGGACACTCCTCCCTTCGACGCCAACGTGGAGCCGATTGCGGGTCCTGTCAGATATTACGAGTACCCTGAAATCAGCTGGGTCCAGGCTGGGATGCCCATGGAAGCTATCGAAACGTCTAACATTGCCGGGTGCGAGTTTCACCCCTCTGATGCTTGGGCTGGTCCACAAGGGTTCTGGCTCAAGGTGCGCGGGCCTTCCATGACGTCCCCCAACGGCATGTCCTTTTCTGAGGGGATGGTCATTCTGGTTGCCCCCGGATTTGACGTTGAGCATGGCCAGTTCGTTGTGGCCAAGCTGATCGATTCAAACGAAGCCACGTTTAAGCAGTTCATTTGGGATTCCGGCAAGGCCTACCTCAAGCCTCTTAATCCTGCGTTCCCCACTGTGGAAGTCGACAAGACCTGGCTGATCGTTGGTCGGGTGATCGACGCCAAATGGCCTCGTTCAGTTCTGAGCTAAGTCAACCTCCCCGAGTCTCTCTTCCTCCAAGCCCGCCTAGCGCGGGCTTTTTCATGCCCACAAGCAAAATATGTACTTTTGGTACTTGACACATGTGAACCTACGGTACATATTTGTACTGCCGGTGACGCGCTGCTTGCCATGTGCTTCAAGCGTTCCCGCACGCTCTTTACACAACCAGACGTAACCACCTCGACGCACCCAGGCCATCACCTGGGTCGGGACAAGCTAAGTCGTCGACCACGCCAGTTAGGACTGGCCCATGCCCGGCTCTGGAGACCGGGCCAGGACGACCCGCTGGTGCATCTGGACCCAGCAGCCAACGTCCTGCGCTGTTAGCGCTCCCTACCGGGGCCGAGATTAGGCGCTCCGCCGGCACAGCTCGAAGCAGCGAGCAGTAATGCCCACCAGGGTGGCGAGTAACCCTGCATCGACAGCCAGAGCAACAACCAGCCACCGACGCCAGCAGCGGGTCGCTGAGGTTTCACCGATTGGCCTGCACACGCGGGCCAGACGGGAAACCAACCAAGGAGTAGGACCATGCTGATACTGACCCGCAAGGCAGGCGAGACCATCGTGATTAACGACAACATTCGCGTGACGGTGCTGAGCGTCCAGGGCAACCAGATCCGTCTGGGCGTTGAAGCGCCAGAGGACGTGCCCGTGCACCGCCAAGAGATCCACGAGCGGATCAAGGCCCAGGCTGAAGCCGCCGCCTGACCAGAACAACCAGCGCCACGGCAGCCTGCCGTTAACGGCCCGATGCCCTGCCTCCCATCGCAGGGTGCATCGGGATTCACATTGAACGCGAGTTGATCGCCGCGAATTGTGAGCCAGGGTAGCGTCTCGCCCTTCGGTGAGGCGTCCGGACACCCGGTTTGCCCCGGAATGTGGATCACCGATACACCCCGCATCCCCTTCCCTTCACACACGACCGCATTGGCAGGCGGCAGGCACGCGCCTCCGGCTGCGCGTGGGTTTGGTCACCCGCCCTGGCGCCTGACCAATGCGGTCCACCGAGACAGATTATGGAAACGATCACCTGCGGTACATGGACTGGCCAGCTCGGCGATGCCCTGGCGCCCCGTGAGCTTGAAGCTCTGCTGTGGGTCGCCCAGGGCCTCACCACGAAAGAGATCGCCCGCCAGATGGGCACCACTCCCGGTACCGCCGCCAACCGCGTGAAGCTGGCCCTGTTCAAGATGCAGGTCAGCCGGCGCGTCGAGGCCGTCACCAAGGCCATGAGCCGCCAGATCATCAGCCCCCTGTGCATCGCGCTGGCCAGCCTCATCGCGCTGCATGCCGCCATCGACGTGGGCGACCCCATGCGCCGCGACCGCCGCGTGCCAGAGCGCCGCACCGCCCAAGTTCGAATCGTTCGCAAGGCCGAAGCCTTCGAGCTCCACGTCTGACCGAGGATCACATCATGCAAACAGCAACGAGTCGCGCCTTCGCTCAAGGCGTTCCGCAGCTCGAGGCGCTGCTGGCCCGCACCAGTCTCGCCCGCCAAGAAGCCCAGGCCCGCGTCAAGGTCACCGCTCCCCGCTACCAGGCCATGAGCCGCGGCAAGATCTGGGAGGTGGTCGACCTCGGTACCGGCGCTGTCATGGGCATGGCCTACCAGTACGAAACAGCTCTGGTGTTCGTCAACGCGATGGAGGCAGCTGCCCGGTGCAAGCTGATCGGGCGACGATGATCGACGAAAACGTTTCGGAGAAGCACAAGAGCTTGTGCAATCTGAGGGCAGCGTGGTGCAGTTCTTGGCCAAATGCGGATCCGGCTCGATCTCACGCTAGTCTCCTTGCGAGGATATCTAGACCAGCCATCACAGGATGAGCTGGTCACACAGGGGCAGCAAAGTCTCCAGCTGCTCGGGCTGGCTATTCAAACAATCAAGACCTCGACGGTGGATGAGGTCAACGGCCACAGATGCCACCTGGACACAACTGCTGTCAGAGCCCCTCTAGAGCATGCGTTCTAACTCAACAAGAAAATCAAGCAATTTTGCTTTAAGGCAAATCTTTACATACAGCTACAGCTCTATAATTTCAGCAAGCGCGTCAGAAAATGCTCTAACGTTAGAGCTGGATTTCTTCAGGAATCCTAGAAGATCATAAGGGTGCCCCTGCATTTCAAAGCTAACCCAGTCGTAAGACTTACTGATATCAACAACGTTACCCAAAATCTCTCTTACCTCCCGCCCACTCATTGAGTCGGCAATAAGTACTGGCTCAGAACCAATAACTTCTGTATCACCATAAAATATATCACTCAGACTTGCACTCGACCCACCTGAAATAACTATTCTCCCTCCAATATTAACGCTACCGCTAGTTGAGTTTAATCTATTCTGGACACCGAGATGGCGGTGCTTTGTTATATTAGTCATAGTACAAAGATCTAAAAGCCACGTATCCCCGCATGAATGAGGCTGAATAGATTCAATCAAAGAAAAAACTTTAGGAGACTGCTCAGCCAAACCATTCAAGTGTTTTTTAACAGAGTTCAAGAAACTTGCCTTATCCTTGCCGTAAGGAAAATGCGGAAATCCATTCTTTCTAGAGTAGGATTCATATATAGAAACCGCACAATAATCAAGCACGCCACGAAGATCGCCAAGCACAGTCTTAATTACAGGCCGAGCAACTACCAAATGATCTTCGTTATGTTTGGCAGCCTCATACGCCCCCTCCAACGCCATAATATTACGATCAACCACACCAAGTAGTTCCTGTATATCTTCATAGCGGCGCATTCTGGTATTCCTCTGAAATTTCAGATCTTCAAAAACATTAAAATTTCGACCCAATCAGCCACTAACAGTTAAGACTGTAGCGTCCAACCCCACACCTAGAAAGACCAGCACATAAGATTTTTACCCTTCCTCAAATTAAGCCTCACAGACAGGCCAATTTAAAATTTAGCAAGCAACAGCGACCTGTCTGTTTGATCAATATCCCGTTTACATGTGATAGCTCACAACTACAAAATTTTCCACTCATGCTTCTACTTATTCAAAGATAACGCCTGACCGACGAGGCCCACCCATGCCTGCGTATTACAACGAGATCGACCCATACGCCGCGCAGTGGCTCCGCAACCTTATTGCCGCTGGCCACATCGCGCCAGGCGACGTTGACGAACGCTCGATCGAGGACGTACACCCTGATGACCTCAAGCCCTACACCCAATGCCACTTCTTCGCCGGCGTCGGCGTTTGGTCCTATGCCCTTCGCCGCGCCGGCTGGCCAGATGACCGACCTGTTTGGACCGGTTCCTGTCCGTGCCAACCTTTCAGCGCGGCAGGCGCGGGCGCTGGGTTTGATGACCAGCGGCACCTGTGGCCGCACTTCCATTGGCTCATCCGCGAGCGCCAGCCTTCAGTCGTTTTTGGAGAGCAGGTTGCAAGCAAGGACGCAGACCCTTGGCTCGACCTTGTACAAGCTGACGTGGAAGCCATGGCTTATGCCTTCGGGGCTGTCGCGTTCCCGTCTGCGGGCGTCGGTGCTCCGCACATCCGAGATCGCACGTACTGGGTGGCCCACGCCCACGGCAGCACTGGCAGAAAAAGGGGTACGCACCTTCGAGGGCGGCCTCATGGAAGCGATGCGCAATCATGGTCTGGACCTGGCGGCAGCGGCCTGCCTGGCGGGATGGCCGACTCCTACAGCCAACGCAAAGGATCAAGTCGAGACACGACGCGGATTACAGACGCTGGGCGGGTCAGCACTGCTGTCGGGCTGGCCAAGCCCAACGGCCTGCGATTCGAACAGAAAGCCGTCGCAGGACTTCAAGACACCGAACATCACGCTGAATCACGCGGCAGTGCTGAGCGGCTGGCCGACCCCCAACGCTGGAACGCCGCAGAGCCTACGCGGCAATGGTCAGGATCCCGAAATACGCCGCTCCCAGGGCCATCAAGTCAACCTCAAGGATGCTGTGCGCTATCTGATGCACGACCACCCGGCCCGGTTAACGGCCTGTGGGCAGATGCTGACTGGCTCTTCTGCAGGGATGGCAAGTGGCGGCCAGTTGAGTCCGGAACATCCCCGCTGGCTCATGGGGCTTCCAGCCGAGTGGGACGCCTGCGCGCCTACGGAAACGCCATCAATGCTGAAGCGGCGGCGCACTTCATAGCCGCCTATCTCGAAACCCTATGACACCACAGGCGAGGTATCCCATGCCCACAGAACACGACTACATCGACGTGCGCGATCTGTTTGTAAGCATCAACCCAAGCGGCTTGGACGAGAAAGAGCTGGAGCGCGATGGCGCCAGCTTCGTCGAGCCGCAGACGATCAACGAATACCACCTCTTCCATACTGGGTATCAGGCGGCGCTGGAGGCCCAGAAGGGCCAGGGCGAGCCGGTGGGTTACCAGATCCGTAGCAAGACTGATAGACCCGGGTCACAGTGGATGCCATGGCGGGAGTGCTGTGATACCGAACGCGCCTTGCACTCCCATGAGGTAGGCCGCTTCAATCAGTTCGGGATCATGCGCGAGATTCGGCCGGTCTTCGCCAGCGCTGCCGATCCTGCCGAGGTTGAGCGACTGCGCACCGATAATGTCCGCCTGAATGGCTTGAAGCCTGAAGGACCACCGCGGCCACCAGCTGGATGTGGCCTGCCTCGCTACGGTCTCCGCTGGAACGGTCCACAGCAGCCTATCGCAGTACCCATGGATGATGGCTATTGGACGCCTTGGCATCTGGCGGATCGCCTGCGCCAAGAACGCGACAACCTGCTCGAAGCCGGCGCACACCTGCTGTAACCCTTTCCCTAATCTAGCTCGCCGACATGCGCGGGCATGGAGAACTCGTGAACACTCATTTCCTGCTGATGGCCCAGTACGGTGGCCAGGCAATCATCCCGCTCGAGCGCATATGCCTCGATTACTTCAGCCACCTGACCCCCGAGAAGATGAAGGCAAAGGTCGCCCGAGGCGAGATCAACTTGCCCCTCGTCTGTATGGAAGCCAGCCAGAAGTCAGCTCGAGGCGTACATCTGAACGACCTGGCCGCCTACCTCGACGCGCAGCATGCCAAAGCCAAGACCGAGCACGACAAGCTCATGGGTCGCGGTCTTCGACGCGCCTCCTGATTCTCTTCCGGGCCTCGATCACGGGGCCCGCTATCACCCTGTCGATCCATCCCCACCCCGCATACGGATCGCCATTCCCCCGCAGGTGCGTATAGCGCCGCATCGAGTTCCAATCCCGGTGACCGGAAACGGAGGCCACCTTCGGGATATCCCACCCCATTTCGAAAAGCCGGCTCACGCCATCATGACGTAGGTCGTGAAAATGCAGGTCGTCGATCTCTAGAAAATTGCATGCCCTGGTGAACGAGGCCGATATCGACTTCGAGTTGTACGGAAAAACCTCGCTGGCTACACGCGGCATCGACTGCAGGATGCGCCAGGCTTCGTCCGGCAAATGGCACCACACGTCATTCCCATATTTCTGCCCAGGGTTCTTCATGTCGGTGATGAGGGCTGACCGGTCCTTGTCGTTGAGCGAATCCCAGCGTATGCGTGTGATCTCCTCCTGCCGCCGGGTAGAGAAGAGCGCGAATAGCACCACCCGAAGCATATCGATCTCCTGCTTGCGACGGTCGCGCATCTCGTCGAAGTACGCTAGCAGGCGCTCAAGCTCGTCCAGAGTCGGCCGTCGGTTTCGCTCGCGGCTTTTGCTGACCGCGCCCATCTTCCTCAGTACCTTCCGGGCGTCGGGCATAGCGTGCGGATCAACTTCATAGCCCCAGGCCGGCCGCGCGACGGAGAGAACCGCGCCTAGGTGCGCCAAGTCGTTGCCCACAGTCTGTGCCTGAATGCCGCTGTTCTCCATCCGCCACATGGCGTACTCGACCAGCTTCTGGCTGGTTAGGTCTGTGTCCGCAACCTCGCCCAGCCAAGTTTCCTTGATGGCGTTCAGGGTAGCGCGTTTCGTTTTGCCCAATGGGCGCAACTTCTCGTACTGATCCAGGTAACGGTCGACCATGTGCTTGACCGTGACGCCGCCGCGGTTCGCCTTGTCGATCGCGCCTGGCTCATGTAGCTCGGCCTCGCGCTTCCTGATCCAGGCCTGCGCTGTAGCCTTGCGATCGAACGTCTGGCTTTCCTGATAAACTGACTGACCCTTCTTCATGATCCGGATCTGCGCGGTGTACGCTGCAGACCCATCCTTGCGCTTCCGAAGCGTGATGGTTCCCAT